CATTTGTCGGGGCAACAACACATACTGGCACATTATTAGCTAATAGTGCAACCACACTTGCAACCACATTGGCTGTTACTGGTGCAACCACACTTGCAAGCACATTGGCTGTTACTGGTGCGTCTACATTTGTCGGGGCAACAACACATACTGGCACATTATTAGCTAATAGTGCAACCACACTTGCAACCACATTGGCTGTTACTGGTGCAACCACACTTGCCAGCACATTGACGGTTGCTAATGCAACCACACTTGCAACCACATTGGCTGTTACTGGTGCTACCACACTTGCAACCACATTGGCTGTTACTGGTGCAGTAACACTTGCCAGCACATTGACGGTTGCTAATGCAACCACACTTGCAAGCACATTGGCTGTTACTGGTGCTACCACACTAAGAACCACATTGGCGGTTACTGGTGCGGTTACGCTTGCAAGCACATTGGCGGTTCTCGGTGACGTATCTATGAACCAAAAACTACGCGTACTTGGAGATGTATCTATGGGTGTAGCGGGTTCCCGTATCGATATTTGCGGTAATCTATTTGCACAGTATCCAGCCAATTCAATTCCACCGTCGGCGATTAACGGCGGGGTAGTTAGCAGTAACTTTACAACAGATGTATCTATGAACCAAAAACTACGCGTACTTGGAGATGTATCTATGGGTGTAGCGGGTTCCCGTATCGATATTTGCGGTAATCTATTTGCACAGTATCCAGCCAATTCAATTCCACCGTCGGCGATTAACGGCGGGGTAGGTAGCAGTAACTTTACAACAGATGTATCTATGAATGCAAAGTTATATGTTATTGGTGACGTTTCCATGAATGCAAAGTTGTCTATTGGTGGCGATGTGTCAATGAACTCCGGACTTTACATTGGTGGTACAATTAGACAATGGTAAAATCCAAATACAATAAAAAATTATTTACAATAATACATGCAAATAATTTTCTAATCAAAACACTAACTTTCTAATCTTCTAATATATTCAATGCGGGTTTTTTCACCCCGCGATCACGTCCAGGCACAGCATTCACCTGTTTTTTTTCAAGCAACTTTGCAATAACACAAATATATGGATCATTTAATTCGAATCGTACACCGATAACATTTGCCACTAATTTATCATTTTCAACTACGTTTGCGAAATTTTTATCCGTAAAATGATGGTCGCGAGCAATAAACACCGTCACCGGAACACTTCCGTCCTCATCTACCACCTCTGCATGAATCCCAGCCTTTGTAATTGTTTTCGTTGTACATTCAACCAACATCCCTTCAACTGGATGACATACCATGCATTCAAACATTACCTGGAATTCCACACGATGTCCGCGAACCGATCCGCTCGAATAGTTTATAATGCGCACTGAATTAGGTTTTACAATCCCTTCTGCAATGCATTTGCCGGTAACCCGATATGAAATATCTCGTTCCAAGTTCTGTTTCACAGTTTTGCCCACTTCAGTGATTGATAACATCACCTTTTGGGTTAAAATCGCCTGACTAAATACCCCATATATTTTCTTATTGTCGGCTTGTTTATTCATACTACTATATCGATACAAAATATATTTCTATGTTATTTCCAGAAATATATTTTCAATTTTCCAACTCCAACATTATATTATAGTTTTGGTAAATCATTCGCCAATGTTTCTTCTACATCCAAGAACCATTTTTGATTTCCTGAATTCGGGCTGTCATTAAAATACCGCATAATTACTTCCATCATAACACACAACCCGATTCGCATTATATTCTTCGCATTCTTATTTACATCGTATTTAATGATTCGGTCTTTATCATCGCCTGCGAAATACGGATTTTTGGCTAAAACCTTATCATTCATGAATTTGACGATTTCGCTTTTTCCCATCACACTACATTTGAATCCTTTATTTAAATATGCATGTTTACCGGCGACCGGTTGCTTCACAATTTCCTTCATTTTAAATGTCATTTCATTCTTCTTAAACAAGTGCATAAACCCGACAAATGACTGCAACTGTGACGGTTCTATGTGATATTTTTTACGCAATTCGTCCTTGTATTTTCGAACTGTGGCGGCGGGTGCCTTTTTCCATTGCCGCGTCTCCAATACTTGAATATAGAGATCGATATGATTGTTTCCACCCAATGCAATGCATTTATCAGTACCTTGGCTGAACATTTTGTCATCGAAATATGTCTTTATGCTGTATTCGTGTATATATGTAGGCATATACGTGTCGGTTTTGAACAAATGATATAACATGATTAATTTGTGCTCAATCGAATGACTGTCCATCCAATGAAACACAGTGTATTTATCAATAACATCGGTCGGTATATTTATATTGTTCTCCAATTCGCCGTAAACATGCCCCATATGTTTGTACCAATCGCTTTCGGCGGTCTCCATTAACGTTCCATTTGCATGCTTCACTTTTTCGGCAGCAATATCCGCGAATGCTGATTTTAGTTCATTCACTAATGATTCATACGATTTTTCTATTTTACCAAAGTTTGGTATATCAGGTTTATCTACTTCGAGAACCGGTGCAGGCGGTTTGCGCGCTCCTTCCTTTTCCAATGGCAATTCCATGTACATTTCATTCGGTTTATAGTCTACAGGTGCAGTTCTATCAAACACCGACGACTGTTCATCCGTAATTTCGAGCGGCTGAAATCCGTAATAGTCGCCCGCGTTAATTAAATAGCCACTTCGGCCATATTTATCCACAATATAATTGTACGGGTTCTCGGTAAACATGGATATTACATAGTCGATTTGTTCGAGTGGATATGTGCGCATAATTTGTATAGAAGCTAACAATTGCGTTCTGCTGTAAAACGGCTGTTCACGGAAAACATCGCGAATTCGTTTTGCAATGGCATTGTAATTCATCTTCACATAATGTTCACCATATGTATTATTGTTAATATCTTCGGGATTAATTACTGTATTTGGAGAACATACAAAATCACAATTCATATAATCACAAATACCACTGCCTTCTCTGTCGCCAATTTTATAGTCGATTTCTTGATTACTTGACAGCCGCAACTTAATGTTTTGGTTCTCAGCAAGGTCATTTAATTTGTCAATTGTAAATGATGTTTGCCCGATATTCAAAATGCAATCAACCGCTATTTCCTTTAATATTCGCGTGATTGTACCAATCTGTATTGCCTTCTTTTCGGCATAACGATACACATATAAATCGGCGGGTTCCGAGTCGCCGTCAGGCGCAGTTGCATGTAAATAAATCTCTACATTGCGATCTTCGAATGGTAACATACAATGACTTAGGTTTCGCACACCTCTGCCAATGATTTGTTCGATGCGATTCATATTATACCACGGCTCAAGAACGTGCAACTGTCGAATATTTTTGAAGTCGAGACCTTCTGCGGCCGCCTTTGTGATTAAAATGACACGGACTTGTTCTCCGTTTTTGTTTGCAGGACCGGTTACGTGTTTTAAATCGGCCAAATTATTGGGCGAGAACGACTTGTCGCCCGTAATCATGACATATTTTGCCGGATGAAACTTTGCTTTATCCTCGGTTTCAGCCAATGATTTAAATGTAATTGCGTCGACTTGTGCGGTGGGGGCGGTTTCGAACAACGATTTGGTATGACTGGCGAACCCGTAACGAGTGAATCCCATTTCTTCTAATGCGAGCGCAATAGGCACTACACCGCCGTCTATGAACTGCGAATAAACCATGACAATGCCAGTGGATTGCTTGATGGTCTTACATATGCTCGCTATTTTACCGCTATATTTTTCAATATTATCTGGATGAAATATTTTGCCATATTTTGACATAATATCGGGTTGATATTTGAAATTATGGCGAAGTTCAAATGGGGTTCTCGTTTGTTCGTGTGACATGACCGTTGACAAACCTTCTTTACCTATCATATTGTTTATAATCTCGGCGTGTTGCGCCAACGTTTCTTCGTCGACAGTTTCGACTGCGGATTCAGCAACTGATTCATCTACTTCATCTTCTGCTTCGTCATCATCAGTTGATTTCGCTTCTTCGTCTTCGCTTGATTCGTCGTCATCGTCTGTCGATTCTGGTTCAACCGCTTCAACCGACTCAAACGTCATTGGTGCAGTTAACGGTGCAGTTAACGGTGCAGTTAACGGTGCAGTTAACGGTGCAGTTAACGGTGCAGTTACTTTATTGTCCTGACTATTTCCTCCAGCAAATAAATTTGCTACTGGTTCCGTATTTACAGGTGATTCTGGCGATTCTTCTACTGAATTTTCCACATCATCGGTCTGGTTCTCGATTTCGCCCACAACTTCATCAAATGCAGGCGACGGATAAATGATGTTAAGCGACTGTAATGGTTCTCTTAATTGCGTATATCCAAATGATTCCATATTTTCAAATGTGGGCATTTCTCGTTCTTTACCATAAATATCTGTAGTTGAAAAAGAAGTATGTAACAAGTGTTTAATGATAAAATTATACGCGGACTTCTGGTATTCTCCTGCTGGGTCCATGTACAACGGGATTTTACTCGGTTTCTCTTCCGTTTTAATCTGTTTATTATTCATTTGTATAGACGGATAACTATCGAGCTGTATTTGTTTATCTGGCGCGAAATCCACTGGATAAATACGATACGGAAACGTATACGGATTTTCACCACGAACATACGAAACATACCCGGTTAATTTGCGTCGAAGTAGTTCTTGTCCATCTTCGAGTTGTGTCCCATCGGGTAATGTGCGCGACTTTACAAATTCCCCTTCACGTGTAAACACGTCCTTTTCGTCAATTTGTCCTCGTTTATCCACCGCATTTAATAGATTTGTCAACCAAATAATTTCACGTGGGTCATTAAATACGGGTGTGGCGGATAACAATAACAGCCGCATATTCTCCGCATATTTGCAAACACGCATTAATAAACTGGCAGTTTTCTTTGCCTCCTTATTATCTTGCATGATGCGGATGTTATGCACCTCATCAATTATGACAAGACGATTGTTAAACAGTGCCTGAATTTTGCCGATTTCCTGTTGTTTTTGTTGTTTTGTGGACAATCCACTCTCGACGTCGGTTGCTATATTTCGCTTAATGTAATTTGCAAGTTCTCCATATCCCATAAAAGTATAGTATTGATTAATCAGTGAATTAATTTGGGAAATCACTTTATCTCGCGGCATATTTTGGACTTGGGATGGATTGATTTCTTTCAACAGTGCATTTCCAATGCACGTATTTAAATTCCAATTACCCCCTTCCATCATTAACTTTCTTTCGTCAAATATTTGCTGTCGAAAGTTGTTTTGCACGTTTGGCGACGCAATTATCATAATTCGTTGTGTACCACCTGTTTGTTTCATATAACTACGCATTTCTTCTGCAATCCCAATGGCACTGCATGTTTTGCCTGTACCCAGTCCATGATACAACAATAAGCTATTATAGGGGGTTTGAAACGAAAGAAAGTTTTTAACAAACAGTTGGTGTGGCATAAGTTCAAATTCGGCATTGCACATCTTTTCTGCCTGTGCCTTTATGTCGTATATTTTTCCATCATATTGTGTATCCTGAAACTCCTTTCGTTTGGCAATTTTGATATTGAAATTGGGGTCGTTTAATTCCGGGTATAGAAAATCATACGTATCTTCCAAGTTAATATTTTTGCGCTCAATCAACTCTTTTTCTTTCATAAACACGTTATATTCTTTTGAGTCGACATCTTCAGGTGGAATACCAATCTTATTTTGCAACGCGTTTTCATTTGTAGTAGAGGTTATATCTGTCTCTGGTAATTTATACAGGCCTTCGTCGAGCGTTATTGGTACGGAAGGTTCTTCGGCAACAACCTGTATTTCTGGTTCAGGTTCTGGGGATTCTGTTGCTTGTTCTGGCAATTGGGCCGTTTGTGGTGCAATTACTGGTGCATTTTCATTTCGCTCCATTTCCTCCAGATAAATAATTTGAATAATTAATTCATCGTTTAATGTACCATAATAAGTCGACTTTGTATCGCCTTTTACACGTGATTTTACTGCATCAATCACCGTCTTCAATAGTGTTCCTGTGATACGTTTACCGTCGATTTTCCCATTTTTAAGTTGATACACTCTATCAAAATTGCGAGTTAAAAGGTCAATGTCGTACGTTTTTTTGCGATGGTCGTCAACCGATAACACAACGCTCTGTCCGTTTGAATTTAATTCTATATCTCTTAACTTGTAACATACCTTATTGTCGTCGCATCTATATCCAACCGGGCATCGTTTATCTTCGCATGTTATGTTCGCATCGGGACCAGGCACCGGTCCGGGAACTGTAGCAGCGGCTTGTATAGGTTCTGCTTGCCTATTTTCTGGTGCAGTTTGAAATGGATTTAACGCAGAAAGGGCATTTACAATCGTATCCACAATCGGCGGCGAATTATTGGGCTTAATCTTTAATTTGCGACGCGTTTTATTCGTAGACGGCGATGTGTCATTTTGTTCTTTGCGCGTCTTTTTCGGCATGTCTTAAGATATATGTATATATTTTACACATATATTTCATTTATTTACTTTACACCCTTGAATATTTTAATTGATTTATCGGTGTACAGACGAATTACATATACATCATGTAATATTGCGTCAATGTATTATGAATGTTTGTAAGCAATCTCTTTTTTTCTAAATTATAAGGCCGCATGATAGAAATACATTCGTCAAACGTTTTCCACTCCATTTTACTTACCTCTGTAATTTCATAATTTGCAAGATTTTCACTATGTTTCTGCGGAATATAGGCTATATAATATTTATGTTTGTACGATTTATAATTTGACCCCGTAAATATTTCTTCATACGGGTAAATGTTATGTATACTATGTAAATATTTACGGTCAAAACCGGTCTCTTCGCAAAATTCGCGAATGGCACAATCATAATCCTTTTCCTGAAAATTACGCCGCCCCTTTGGAAATCCCCATTCAGGTTCATCCCACTGTTTGTATTGATTGCTATCCTCGATTAACGATGCCAACGAATATTGCTCACCTTTACCCATTATGCCAGACCGCAACATTTCGAACTTGTCGCGAGACCCATTTTCCTCATGTTTATATTGATTGCTAATTACGTTCTCGCCCCATATATGTTTCCACAATTCGGCGAACGTTTTTGTAAGTAAGTACTGCTTCTCTACATTGGTCATTTGTATAATCATATTCATAATGTAGTCTTTGTTATGCACTGAATATTTCCCACGCATGAAATCGATAAATCCAAATGTATCTTTTCGTCTTATTGTCAAATATTGTAGTTTTGAATCGACAATGCGAAACGCAATGACGCCTATACTTATAATCGGTAATTTACATAAATGATATACATGACCGTATTTGCCACAATTATTACAATAATTATCTGCCATTTGTTATAGTAATACGATAAATCCTAAGTAAATATAATACCGAGTCTTTATATAAATATTCGCCAATGTTGTTTGAACCATCCGTATGGGGACCTCACTATTGGTTTTTTTTACATACAGTTGCCGAATGTTATCCCGACAATCCAAACGAAGTATTAAAGCGCAAATATTACGATTTAATCCAAAATATACCACTATTTATTCCAATAAGCGAAATTGGCGACAAATTTAGCCGCTTATTAGACAAATATCCAGTAACACCTTATTTGTGTTCGAAACAGTCTTTCGTACGCTGGATGCATTTTATTCACAACAAGATTAATGTTTCGCTTGAAAAACCTGAACTGTCGCTGCCAGAGGCGCTGGCCAAATATCGCGCGAATTATACGCCGAAACCGATATATTTAGCAGAACAAATCAATTTGCGCCGGCACTATTTGTACGCATTTTTCATAATTCTCGTCGTATTTTTGATATACATGTATTATGAATAACATACACAAATATTCTCTTGATAATATAAAGATGAGGTTAGAGTTGTATATCATAATCATTGCCGGATTTATAATCGCCAACATATACACTGATGGAAAGTATGCGAAAATGCTCATGTCAGGCAAAAAATACTATCAAATGGCGGGTGTTGCATTTGGCGCACTAATGATATATATTTTGTTTAAGCGCAACCCACTACGCGCACACCAAATGCTTAGCGCATCAAACGATTATTTGCGGTATTTACCGATTGACCGCAATACCACCAACATGATTTCTCCTATTTTGGATTTTACGAGCCGACAACAATTTGCCGAACATAACCAGGACGGCGGCAATCATACCCGACCGATATTAGCTATGCCAGATACGTCCAATGCAACTGCTGAAACGCGCGTTATGCAATCGGGAAAAAAAGCGACAAAACGTTCTGTAAGTGAAACCAAAAAGAAATTTGTGGCGTCTAGACAGGACTGGAAATGTGGCGACTGTCAACACCAATTGACCGCTTGGTTCGAAGTGGATCATAAAATACGTCTGGAATATGGAGGAAGTAACCATGTAGATAATTTAGTTGCATTATGCCGCGAGTGTCATGGTAAGAAAACTACTATGGAGAACCTCTAATATTCATTGGTATGGTATTTTTGGTATGTACGAATATCAAAAATGCATATATTATATAATCTATAGTCAGTTTATAGAATGTCAGACATAGATACCACGAAAGAAACAATAATAACGAAAGGTGTCGAATTCATAAAATCATACAACAAATACTTGGTATTAGTTATATCCATCATTATTGCAGGAATATCGATTAATGATGGTTTAAAGAATAGTAGCAATAACCAATCTGTTTCGGGCAATGTATCTACTGCAGTGATCGCATTGATAATCGGTATAGGATATTTCATGTTTACACAATTGCAAGCTCGGTTTAATAACAATATATTTCTTGTCGGTAGTACATTTGGGGCTTTTTTGTTACTCGCAATTGTTATTTATACGTTTATTAAGGTGGATATACAAACATTTACATTTTTTGCATATTTAACGGGGGCACTTGCTACACTTATTTTGGCAGTTGGTCTTGCTTTATTTTTTTATGTATTTAGTAATTATTTGAAATCGTTTACTGGGTGGGGCGGATTCCTTGTTTATTTTTTATTTTACATACCATGCTTGTTGTTGTCTTTTGTGCAGTATTTTATTAACGAGTTTAAGTTAACCACCAGCCCGGTGTTGATTCTCTTTGTTGTAGAATTATTACTGCTATTGGTTTATCTCTATATTCCCAAACTGATCAATCATATTTCGAGCAAAGAAGGTATCCCAGTACTCGAAGGCAGCGTATTCTTAAATTCACCGAATACGTTTTCGCTTGGCGGTCGTAATATTATGCCGGATATGGATATTCAATTGGCCGGAAATATAAACAAAACGCCTTTCCAGGATTATGCGATTTCCATGTGGACTTATGTAAACGCGCATAGCACAAATAAAATTGCGTATAATAAAGAATCTATTGTTTTTGACTATGGTAAGGGCAAACCCAAAGTAACTTATTTTCCAGGAGATAATCCAGATGCGGCACCTGTATATCGTATTTATTTTACAACACAAGACAAGGATTCATCCTTTTATGAGTTGAAATTGCCAATGCAGCGCTGGAATAACCTGGTATTTAACTATAGTTCAACCCATGCGGATTTATTTGTGAATGGTCATTTAGAACGAACTTTTTCATTTGCGAATGGAAAAATGCCGATAATAAAACCAGCCGATGTGATTACGACAGGTAGTGTTGATGGACTACATGGAGCAATTAGCAATATACGTTATTATCTAACCCCGCTCAGCAAACATAGAATTGCCAACATGTACAATATATTTATGAAAAAAACACCGCCGACAATTAATTTGTAATGATTTAATATAGACTTAAATGAATATAGTTGCTATTATTTTAGCCATAGTTGTCGTAGTATTATTTTACATATTATACAAATATTTCTTGGTAAAATCGACAGAATTGTCCAAAACCGCAAGCTTAAGTGCAACAAATCCGGCTATACCCATTACAAATAATCCTTCCAGTTTGCGTTATGCGTACGGTATTTGGATCTACGTGAACTCATGGAACACTGGCGTTAGTAAAACCATTTTCTCAAGAACTAACAACATTAAGCTATATTTAGATTCGACTGCACCAGTCTTAAAGTGTGATATTGCTATGAATGGAGGTGCCAAAAAAACTCTGGAAATAACAGACAATTTCCCGTTGCAAAAATGGGCACATGTGGTAGTAAGTGTAGATAACCAGTATGTCGACGCATATTTAGACGGCAAGCTAATCAAGTCTGGAAGAATGGTTGATGGTCAAAATGGCCCTGCTACGCCCACCGGAAAAGATATAATTATTGGGGGCGGCACTACATTCGATGCTTACATTTCCAAATTTCAACATTGGGCTGAGCCAGTTGATCCGCAAACCGTATGGAGCGAATATATGTTCGGTAATGGTCAGGGAGGTATGAAGAATTTCATATCATCATATGGCATTGACTTATCTATTATTAAGGACAATATAGAACAATCCAAATACTCAATATTCTAATTTTTATCAAATCGTTTTATACTTATATAATATATTAAACGATTATGAATACACTACCTCCTGCAACAACCGCTTCGCGCATAGAAATGCCGCAAAGTCTTCAAAATATAGGCAATAGTATAAGTGAATCGATGAATAATCTCTCTCAAACGGTGAGTTCTGGTATAAATGGGTTTTCGCAACCGGCACAGACAGGTGTAGAAGCGTCCAGCGGGTTCTTGTCGTCAAATACAATCATTGCCAAATTTGCATTTCTTATTTTAATTGTCATTGTATTCTTATTTCTGTTGAATTTAGGGGTTTTGATTATTCAATATTTTATGAATCCGTCGAGTAGTCCATATTTAGTGAATGGAATGATTGATGGAACAAATGGTACTGTTATATCACAAGACCCGAAGCAATCTGGATCGGTGCTTGTTCGTCGGTCAAACAATGAATCGACTGGTATTGAATTCACGTGGTCGACTTGGATAAGAATTGATGAGCTACCTTCGAGTGGTGTAGATAATAAATACCGACACGTATTTCATAAGGGCACGAATGACTTTGACGAAGTCACTGGTATTGCAAAAATCAGTAACGGACCTGGATTGTATATCGCACAAATTTCTCCTACAGGTAATGCTTCTGCCAGTTACGCGTCTTTAAGAGTTGTCATGTCAACCACTACATCTGGTAGTACCGAGTTTATCGAGGTGGATGATATTCCATTAAAACAGTGGGTAAATGTTATCATTCGCCTTCAAAATACGACAATGGACGTATATATAAATGGTACTGTCGCGGGTCGATTGAATTTAACAAAGGTTCCTTTACAGAACTATTACGACGTGAATGTTTGCAAAAATGGTGGATTTTTGGGTAAATTATCCAACTTGCGATATTATGACCATGCGCTGAATATTTTTCAAATATCAAAAATAGTGGCCGCCGGTCCAAACATCACTACCGTCGCGAGTAAAAAGGAAATGTCCAATTACAACTATTTATCCACGTCTTGGTATACTGCCAAACTTTAGTTACGTCAGCATGAACATCGATAATTTTACATCAATGAGTTCGCAATATGATAAAATATAACATAAGCATAAACTATTTCTATGCCTATGTTAAATGGGAGACGTAAACGGTATATGCGAACAACGTAAGCAATTTCAACTGTATAATATACCTCCTATACGATTTGAACCAATATCTCCTTATCCAGCATTTACACAAGATCAGTTAAATATGCGACGTAAAACCGAAATATTAAAATATAATAAAAATTCGACACAGGGACCCAGACTAACACAAAAACAAAAACTTGCAGCAACATTTCGCGGGGGGTTTAATCCTGCAAGAGTAGTATGCCCAACTGACTATAAAATACCGGTATTAACCAGTGCTGCCGGAGTGCCTGGACCCCCCATGTATTTAGTCGAAGACCCAGATGTCCCCCTATATAATTACATTAAAGATACAAATGCGTACGCCGAAAATCTATACGAAGATAATACTCAATGGGTTTTTAGTCCAAATGCGAATCAATTATGTGCAAATAATAATAAATATATAGAGGTGGCAAAGTTAATTATTCGCAAGCCAATACAAGAAGCATATACCAGGTTTACCTATCGAACGCCTGTTTTATTTCGAATGCGAGGTACTGGATTGGCGATGAACAGCGCCGGGGGAACCATAACCTCGACGATTGACACGACTACACTTAAATTTCAAGTTTTATATAATGCAACCACTATCGCAAATAATAATGTTCTAACAAGCACGTTTCTAAATCGCAGTTATATTAAGGCCGTGCTATCACCTCCATCTGGGTCGACTGGAACTTTCAATTATTTTTGTGAGGCGTACGTGGGAATATTACAAATAAGTGGTATTATACTCGCGACAAGTCCGGGGTTTGTTTACGGGTTTAATATTAATTATATTTTGAACAAAGAAGCAGTTGTACCATTAGCTAATCTGATTGATAAATCTCTTACTGAACAAAATATTCGAGAAAAAACAGTGTTTGAATTATATGTAAATCTTACCGATTCATATATACTTCAACCGTCCACTAATTGTACATTAGAACCGGGCTCAATATTGGAGTCGCCTCCGGCTAAAGAAGTAGTATTTACTGGGATAACCGCATAATAACCATTCACGCAAGTTCATGCGTTGGTTCATCATTTTCAATGTATCGATCATAATCATCTCGACACATTGGGCACGACTCACATTTCACTACACATGATACGCATATGTAGTGAAAACAACTCGGTATGATTAACTTTTCCGGCGCGATAGTATCGTAACATACCGGACAATCTTCATATTTATTTTCGGCAGCGTACATTGCCCGAAATTTTGTTTGCATACGTTTGTAATTATATGCAGACCGTTCGCGTTCTCTATTTAAAATATTTCGAAATGTAATTACCTTTCGGGCTTTTGAATCTATTTTTGCTTTTAAGAAGTCAATTTCGTTCTCTTTTTCCTCCAACTCCGTCAATGGGCGCGGAAATGGGGTGTGCGTCTTATGGTAAACGACTCGAATATAGAAGGTGTTGCTTGAACTAGCCGTACTTGATGGTGGGCATAATATACGCACATAGGACATGAGTGTATGTTGCATATACAATTTGTATGGATTGAAATAGTCGTTAAATGATTGTATAAACTCGGCAATTGACGGCAGCTCTTGTGTTCCGTAAATGGGTTCACTGTCTTCCCATACGACCTCGCTCGATTCTAAGTGACTTGTGATGTCGCGGTATGCAATGACCACATCTTGAGGCATGTCCAATATATATTCATGTTCAAATTTTGTTTTATTTTCTGTTTTGTTTGTAAGAGTATATGTTTGTATATGAAATGTTTTTATTTCACCGTTCGTCAACTTGACTTCAAACGTCTGCAAAAACTCAGCCATCGCGCGCTGAAACATATCATCTCTTGTTAATTTAGGCATTGTCGCGTTTTGTTTTGATTCATTTACTTTTCATATTTATGTAAAGTAAATATCAATTTTTTACATAAACAAATAAATTGTGGGTGTATAGTATATAATATGCCTCGTTGCCCTCCTGGTTCTCGTAGATGTCCTCCCAAAACAGGGAAATGCCATAAACGTTCTAACAAGACTGTAAAGCGAAACAAGACCGCCAAGAAAAGCCCCGAGCCTGCTGCTGCTCCGGCATCAGATAGCCCTATGCCAAAACTAAAGTGGATTGATCACTTGAAAATGTGTTCGAAAAAGTTCAACATCAAGTTTGGCGATGCTATGAAAGACCCCAGATGCCTCAAACTTTACCGTGAGAGTCGTTAGAATCGATGCATTTTTGTAAATAATTGATTCTATAGCGATTTGTCAACTCAAAATCATATGGATATGTATTTACATCAAACTTATATTCATCGATTTTGGTAATGACACAATAAAATATATATTCAAAGTATTCAATCATATTGATAACCTGAAATGCATATGTGTCCCAATTACGGGCTTGATGACAATGGAAAAAACAAACGTCGAGTAATGTTTCCGGTGCATATAAATGAATACGGGGTTCATATTTTATATCGACATCTATATGCTCACAGAATATTGCGTACAATGCTTTCATTTTATTCAATATTTGTTTATATTTGGCAATAACATCTTTGCTTGCAAAATATTCAGCCCTCGATGTAGTCGAGTCCGCTGATTGTTTCATATTTTTTGCAGTTTGATTCAATATCCATCTTAAATCGGTTAGGAAAATTCGGTTAGTTTGTATTTTATTTTTGCCCATGCTTAATTTATTCAACATCCCTTTTTCGTTGTCGTACAATGATTGTTGTCTGGTTACCGCGGACATTTCATTCTTTATCTTCTCCTGTGACCATGTACGTATATCCTTATATTCATTGAAAACAGTTGCCATCGCCTCACATTTTGACTGCATTTTGTCTATGGTCATCAAGTGTTCTCGCTCTATGAACTTTTTTTCGTCGTTGGTTAACTCAAATGAGGTATACGATCCGCCTCGCACATTGTCAATACCATAATACTTCATGTATTTCTTTACACAAAAATCTATCTCACATGTTTGCCGCAAAACAAGAGATTCTAATATTCGTAATGGTTTATATTTACGCAAATATTCGTGCATTATTTCACATTCCAGCAATATAACAGAATCATCATTTGGGGGGGTCGACGAACCATGTAAAAATAGTTTATCTTCGGTCAATAATAAAACGTGTAATAAAAACATTTGGCGAAACGTAAATAATATACAGTTGAAAGTCTATATTATTTTTTCGAAAATTCATAAATAACTTATTCGGTTAGGCGCGCCATTATTATGCATGTGAGTACATAAACGCGCTACGGGTAGGGTTCAAACACAGATTCTGTGTTGGAAATACCTGACCAGACATGCACTTGCTATCGTCATCTACTTCTATGCATCCGCGTTTGCCCTGGTACTCTCCGACCAAACACCAGTTCACCTTTCCTGCAGTAATTGGCTTTTGAATCGGGTCGACGCTCGCATCTGGGACAGGTTGATTCATGCCAGGCTTTGAATTATTTATGACACTATCCAATTTGCTACTTTTGCCGTATTTAAAGGAATTATCGAGCTGGTTTACAGCATCCGTCGCAACGTGCCCACGGCTCGCGTCCTTTAATAGTTCGGCAGCAGACTGTATCGTATCACCTGCCAAATCAATACCCGATTTGGCTACATCCGTTACTACATCGGTTGATTTATCAATTACAGTACCGGCTGTATATCCAAACACGGACAATATTTGCGTAAATAGCGGGCCAAATACATTGCTAATTGTTTGCAATGCATTGCCCATGAATGCCAACAGATTTATACCTAAAAAGGACAGCACGAGTAAGACAGTTAACATAACAATAACCAGATTTTTTCCACTAAACATATTCATTTCGCCGGTTGGGGTAGGTACAATAGTCGGTTCGGTCACGCTCGGCGTTATTGGCTTTTGAGTATTTTCAAATGACTGATTCATAATTATATATTATAACCAGTTTTTTTTGTGAGACCTAATATACTTATATTCTTGTAAAAGAATTTAGACATTCGTTTATTAATATGTTATAATTTGTATTCCTAATATAATGAGTTTAATTGGAATGCTGGAGTCGTTTTTTATATTGAGTTTAGGCATTACATTTGTATTGGTTCTGTTTTTAGTATATCACTTTAAACAGCGACTTACAATATTAGAAAATAAGTGCGATACTACGTTTGAAATTATTAATAATGTTGTTAGTGAATTGGGTAACATTCGCGGTGCATTTCGCTTAGGAGGGGCACCAACGACGATGCCTGCGCCAGCGCAATCACCCCCCAGACAAGAGAATTCTAAAATTAATGTTATGATTAGCGATGACGATCATGAAGTGAGTGATTACGATGACGAGGAGAGTGATGGTGATGACGAGGAGAGTGATGGTGATGACGAGGATGAGGAGAGTGATGGTGATGACGAAGATGACGAAGATGACGAAGATAGTGATGGTGATGACGAGGATGAAGATGATAATGAAGTCCATGATGTTGCTGAAAGCGGCGAGGACGACGATGTTGAAGAAGATGGCGTCGACAATGTCAACTCCGGATCGAATAATGATTCGAATACCGTTCGTATTATAAATTTGGATAATCAACAAGAGTTCGATATTATCGAAACAGTTGAGGACCTAAATGTCGAAAACGGTAACAGAGATGACCATGCCGACGATGATGGCTCACATATCGAAAATATGGAAGAAATACAGCTACATGTGGAAAAGTTGCCTACAGGTGAACACCATTTAGACGATTCATCTATTGCCAGTTCAGTCGCAGAGTCGAAAAACAATAGCCATATTTACAAAAAAATGACACTCCCGGTCCTGAAAGCCTACGTTATTGAAAAAGGGTTAGTTAGTGACCCAAGTAAAATGAAAAAGCAAGAATTAATACATTTAATCGAATCCAGTGATATTTAGTGTAGTTGTTTCATACTGCCCAAATAAAAAAAACAAGTATAATATATAATTCTATTTGTATATTATAAATGCAATCAACTATGTCGTTTCACCCAGAGACTATACAATGTGCATATCCGGTTGTAAAAGAGACCGTACCACAATCTGAGCGTGGATATAGAACAAATAACAAATATCCTCAATTCCCCCCATTAATGAATGACGGTCGTTCAATCACTGCTACATGGCAACACGACGCCGTTACGAATGCAAAACTCATAGAAGAGAACCAGATTAAGTCTAACTGGGAATACCGTAGATTTCTCACAAAGAACGCTGCCGGAGTTATGGAACAGAATTTTAGAGAATCGTCCAATGATTTAGGATATAACAGTCGTTTTGCCGATGCACCCAACATTCAATCGAATCAGTTTGTCGGTGCATCCAGTCCCGCTCTATACTCGTCGGTTCAGGATAATAAATCTGTTCTTGGTCGCACGATTAGTGATTTAAAAACGAATTATTTGACTCGCGAAGACCTGCAATCCCGCAAATTCTCCCCAGTTATTACACAAGACCAGTTTATCAAATCTATGGGTGCAGAGAAGCCAAATGCATAAGTATTTTTTGAATATGGGCATATAGAAACAGCTCGTTTATTAACTTCATACATGAAGGTAATAAGTTTTGATATTGGGATAAAAAATATGGCGTATTGCGTATTGTCGCCAACGCAAAATGCCGACGCACCGATAACAATTCATGATTGGAATGTGCTGAGCATGATCGATGAGGCCGTGCCATTAATATTTCCATGTAATTGTATGATTGCCGGGAAAAATAAAAAAATCGAGCCCAAAATGTGTAATAAAGCGGCGAAATATAGTAAATTTGACCAATACTTTTGCGACCGACATGCCAAAATATATAAACAATATATCATTCCAACCAAAAAACACTCATCTGCGTTTATCAAAAAACAAAAGGTCCCCGATTTGGTCGCATTATGCAATACACATATGTTGTTATTAAACCGGGATGCAAAAACGCTCAAAAAGGAGCAACTTGTGGAAATACTATCCGGGTTTTATAAACAGATGTGTTTCGATCCAATTGTCACGTTAAAATCGAAAAATGCGAATGAAATCGATTTGATTCACATAGGTAAATCTATCAAACGGCTGTTTGACCTATTGCCGGATATAGATTCCATTACCCATGTACTCATTGAGAACCAAATCTCACCGATTGCGAATCGAATGAAGACTATACAGGGCATGTTGGCACAATATTTTATTATGAAAAATGACAATATACATATAGACTTTGTTTCGTCTTCGCATAAGTTGAATCAGTTTAAACAAATTGCAGTAAATCGTGACCCGACAAATGCAATAGTAGAGCATAGTGATGGTGCTGGCGAATCCGGTAAAACAAATCCCCATTATAAAGCCCACAAAAGTGACGGCATCACATACTGTCAAGAAATACTTGAAAAGAATGCGGCGCTGACGCATTGGAATTTATCCATGAATACCCGCAAAAAAGACGATTTAGCGGATGCATTCTTACAAGGTATGTGGTATTTCAAACAACAAAATATTATATGTTATGCGGATGATTTAAAAATAAAACTTGTGTAAATATCATAACAATGGAATCTATCGATATCAGTTTAGATAATTTAGAACCAATTTCTTTAGATTTTAACAGCGGTAATGCGACACCGTCCGTTAACTTTGGGTCAGGAATCGAATTACTCATGAACGATAAAAAAAGAAGCGCGTCTGGCGATAACATGAGGTTGGATTTAGGTGATTTGGATGATTTAGAACAAGAAATGAATGAATTGTCGAGTAAAGCAACCGCCGCTTCGCGTGCTAATTCATCTTCCGATAATACAAAATCTCTCGGGGGTATGGCGGCCAGTCTATTTGGATTGGGCGGGTTTATGAGCAGCAAACCCGAGAATACGCAGCCCATGCAGCGTGATTCACCCCCGACAAACGATTATACAAAGACCGATGCAAATTTAGGATATGCGACTCGTGAAAGTGCAGGCAACACAAAAACATGGGACGGGTTTTCCAAGATGAATGATGTTCCTGCTTCCGGTCCGGCGTCTTCTTCTTCCTCCGCCAACTTAAATGATCGTGAAAAACGTCGCAAGAAGCGATTGATGTTGAAAAAGATGGAAGAATGGTATGAAAAGGGACAATTAAAGCAGGGTTCACAGCTTACCATTGATTCGCCTTATGAAGAGATCGAAGATGAATATGAAAGCGTCATGGACGACAAACGTAAAAAAGATGCGGTTAAGTTGCAGGGTTGGTGGTTAATGACATTTGTTAATTCGCTCGAGTACGGAAACGCAGTGTTTAATCCGTTCGATTTGAATTTGGATGGATGGGGCGAACAAGTAAGTGAAGATATTGATAGTTACGAGGAAATTTTCGCGGAGTTGCATGATAAATATAAGGGCGGAAAGATGGCCCCCGAATTGTCGCTCTTGTTACGTATTGGGTTTAGTGCAGCGGTGTTGAACTTTTCTAACAAGGCATTGTCGAGCGCTGCGCCCGGATTTAATGATGTTATTAAACAGAGCCCTGAACTGATGAAGATGTTCACGAATGCAACCGTCAGCAGTATGAGCCAGCAGTCTCCCAGTTTCGAGTTTGCGCAAAATTTGATGCAAGACCATAACAACCGGCCTCGTGGACCTCCTCCGCCCGCGCCGGTAAATACCCAGGAACGTCCTGCACCACAACGTCCGGGTATGACGTTTACTGATGCGCCGAGCAGCCGCCCTGATATTGCGGCGAGCCGCGGAGCAATGTTTCGTGAGCCCGGAGTAGATGTAAATAACAACTTTCAGGGGGTAAATGAAGCCCCCAAGAAGATTGCAACGCCCACACAACGCCCCGAAATGAGAGGGCCGCAAAACAGCGATATTGACAATATTTTGTCGGGTTTGAAAACCAGAACAATCAATATTCAAGAAACCCGAGAAGCCCCCAATCAGGGGGATGACTCGATGATTTCAATTGCATCATTGAATGAGATGCAAAATTCCAACATGCCCAAACGCACAAATCGTAGAAAAAACAAGTCGGATAAAAATGTGATTTCATTGGATATTTAAACCATGGAAGATTTTAATTCGCCATAAAGGGCGAATTAAAATATGTAAATCAATGTATAAATCTTCATCGGTGTAAATATTCAAAAATGATCATGCGAGTTGGGTATTTGTCATTTGATATCTCATATTTGTTTACTATATGACGGATTTGTCCAGTTTTATTTCCGGCAATACCTTCTTGTAGATTTTCTTGTTGAGTTTATCATGGTCTTCGTAGTTTCCGAGTGCGTGCACACATGCTTTTGCATAGAAATTGTATTCTGGTGTGTCCAGTTCTCTTGCGGCCGGGGTTGTTTGTACATAATGTTTTACAACAGCATAATGTTTGTTTTCAATGGTGTTAATCAAACCGTTCATCAGTGGTTCGTCGGCGGTGCTTTTATTCCAGGTTTCGTTGTTTTTAATGTAGACGGTTTCGCGTTTCAGGTCGGTACAATGCAGCGGCCGTTCAGTGATGGCCATATTATTGAGTGCCTTGATGAGAATATTACTGACGCTATCTACGTAGCCATCTTTGGCGATGGTTTTCAAATGATCCATGTTAATTTCGATTCTTTTAACAAATTCTTGTATACTTAACGCATCTTTGCATTCATTTTCGAGGTATAATTGGACGTTAAATGTGGTATTATTACTGTTAGTGTTGTTGTTATTGTTCCCGAGATGTGGAATCATTTCCTTCATAGTATTTTGAAGTTCCGCCAATTGTTTATCTTTTGTCACCATATGTGTGATAAGTTCCTCATGTTGTTTGTCCTTTATAGCCAACTGTTGCATGAGGTCTTTTACTAATACAAATAATTTATCTGATGCTGGTTCGGTAGGAGGGTGTGTTGGTTCAGCTTGAGTATATGTAACAGTATTTTCTAATGGCGGGGTAGAATTATATCTACATATCTTCTTATGCCGTGATAATCCTGAACGGTATTGATATTCATTACCACATTCACATCTTAATATTTGCGGCAGCACAATAGTATCATTTGTTATCTTTTTATGTTTTGCAGTTGATAAATGCGCATTATAATTACTTTGTTTGCTGCATGTAAAGTTGCATTTTATACACTCATATTTGACGGCATGTTTTGGCATGTTTTGCATTATCATTGTTATCTATACAATGGTAACAGATAAAATTCCTAAAGTCCTGCCGCAAAAACCGTAAAAATTTAACAGTCACAAATATTCTCATGGAAAATCATGATTTGCTGCATTATGCTGTGAAGTGGTTTTTTTACATATTCAGAAAAACTTATTGGGTCACTTTTGAAAAATGGACAAGGAAATAGTATGTCCAAAAATCAAAAACGGGCCAACAAGTTTATCCAATGTTTTTAATGTGGGCCAGAAAAAGTGGGACATTTTATTATAATTGTTTCAAAAAACTACGTTTTACACATTTGAATGATATAAATGAGAAAAGGTGTAAAAAAATATACAGTTATGTGCAATTGTATATTTTTTGCTGGGAGATTCACGCTTATTTTACTTTTATTTTTTATGTTTTATGTTTTATGTTTGGTTGCAATGACTTATCTATCGCTGTGCACTCGAGACAAATACGTATCAAACAACCACGATGCATGATTATTTTGGGCAGGCGTAGTAGCAAGTACAGGTACTGGTACTGGTACTGGTACTGGTACTGGTGCAGGTGCAGTTGTACCCGTTATGTGAATCGCTTGTCCAAATAGTACTGGTGTCATGGCCTGCTGTTCAACCATAGCGCGGTAAATCATCTGTTGACGGAGACTCGCCTGGACTTTCACAACCAAAAAGTTTTCCATGTTGTATAAATATCTCATTTTCGAATTGTATCTTAAATATGCATACGCACTTGTAATTATGATTTGTTTATCCAATACTTTTTCTAATTCAATTTTTTACATTTTTTACATGGACGTTTGCATTGTTGCCTGAATATTTATGTTGACCCAAAATATAATAAACAAAAAATACTGTTATTATATAAAGTATTGTTTCAAAAATGAATACTAGAAAATATACTTTCTCTCCTCCGTATCATCGAGATAGTCGTTTAATTATACGGCCATTATATACAACAATACATTGTATTTCTTATTCTTATCATAAGCGCGGTAAGTATGATCACGTAAAATCAAGATATAAACAGCAGCCGCCTTTCATCAAACCGCATAATGCAACATGTGTATCAACAATTAAGTAATTTTAATAATTAAAATAGGAGTGTTTTAATTATTCACTAGGATAAACCGGTCGTGTTGTCTGCTTTACACAGATTCATACATCGATAACATCTTCTTTTTCTGCGAAACATAGTCTACAATGGGTTCCGGGTACTTTATGTTTTTATACACAGGATTTGTATGTTGTGCGTGCCATTTGTGAATGTGACTTGGGTCTACGTTCTCCAATTCGGGTACCCATTTCTTTATATATTCCGCATTTTTATCATATTTAACACTTTGAATCCATGGATTCATGTCGCGAAAATACGGTTTCATATCAACACCGGTGCCGCTGATTCCCTGCCAATTTCCGTTATTTGATGCCAAATCATAGTCTGTTAATTGACGTGCAAAATATTGTTCTCCCCATCTCCAATCTATTAACAACGTTTTTATCAAAAAACTGGCCACCGTCATACGCCCGCGATTGTGCATATACCCCGTTGTATTCAGTTCTCTCATACATGCATCGACCAACGGAAACCCGGTATTTCCGGCCTTCCATTTCTCAAATTGCGCGCGCTTGTTCTCCCATTTCAATGACTGAAATCGTTTTTGATACGATTTTCCAACCACTTCTGGATATCCATAGAGAACATGTGCAAAAAATTCTCTCCATATAAGTTCTCGTATTAATCCATGATTTAATCCGTATTTTTTCAAAAATGAATAATATACTTCTCGTATAGATACACACCCAAACTTAATATATGCCGATAAATGGGTCGTTTTATTGAAAAAGAAATCGCGTTCTTCGTCGTAGTTTGCTTGTTCTCTTAATCCGTTTTTTAATTTGGTTAATGCATGTGTTCTTCCTCCATGCACCAATATATTTTCATTGTTGCTCGCATATTTACGATGCGCGACGTCGAGTCCAATAGTATGTTTTAAATTTGTCAACGTTGGCTCGTTTATGCGTGCAAAATTCGAACACACATACTTTGCCACTGGTTGTACATGCATATTTAATACAGCATTGTAAAAAGGGGTGTATTTTTTGTATGGCATTCCCGAACCAGTAGTCACCGTACCCGGCAGATATAAATAGTAATCTTCAAAATGTTCACATCCTATCCCTTTTTTTTCACACAATTGGAGAACCTGGCTATCTCGGGCAACCGCATAGGGCGTATAATCCTTGTTAAAATACACACAATTTATATCCAGTTCATCTACTAAATATTGTACTATAGTATCATGAGAACCGTACATGGTAATCAACGTTCCTCCTGCATCGTGAATGTTTTGGCGCAATTCCACTAAACTTTCTATCATAAACTGTATCGCATTTTGAGAACGGTATGCATTTTGGTCGCTTACCTGCTCTGGAGTAAAAATAAAACATGTATATAGATTCTTACTACGCTTACATGCTTCGATTAATCCAACATTGTCTTTTATGCGAAAATCGCGATGAAAAATAAACAATCCGTTTTGGCAATTTGGCGGCGACATGATCGGCGTAACTTATAATACACATACAATTTATTGTTCAATATTATTACAAATGAATAATTGTAATGGAGAACCGATATAAAAATATGCATGCATAAATTAATAATGGACACGTTTTACTGGTTTTTATTAGCTATATATACAACGGGTTGCGGCGCCATGATAATCGTGAATATTCAGCCAGAAGATTGTGTTGATTTTTTTATGAATACATATGACAAATACATGCGAACAACAGTGAATTCGTATGCACTGTCTGCACTTACAACATATAGCGCATTAAAAAACAAAATCACGCGAACAGCGACGTCAGTATATTTATGTCACCCGTATTTGACCTACAGCATAGATATATGTAGTTATGGGTATAAGTGGACGATTGCCACTTATTGGAACCTCCGTATCGAGCCATTTCAGCCAATCTGGATATCACAAAACCATCTATTGATGGCGGGGATTGAGCAACCATCATATACATTACACAACCTCGATTCTTACATGTTTGTTTATGACGACAATGCGCTCTCTAGTATGTACACATTTATTCGTAAATTCAATGAAGCTGCCTTTGCATTAAGTAAAATAAAGTTGAATTGCATACATAATGAGAAACTATTATATGCAAGGTTTAATGAAATTTCTGTAGCGCGGGTCCAGTCTTCCGACATCGTTCAATTAGCTACGGTTGATGATTTCACGCGTCCTTCAAAAGTTGCATTTTTATCCGTGACATTAACGTTGAATCGAAAGAAATATAACATAGATGTAGACAAATCATGGATGTATATTAACAACGAACTATTTTCAAAGACGTTCTTGAAGCGATATTTCGATTATCATAATGTCGATATCCGGTTTACAAATGAATATGTTGTAGATATTATGGATAGCAATATTAATATGTTTAAGTTGAAGCCCGGTGATTATATTGTACTCAACCAGAAGGACTATTCCATAAAACAATATGCAAAGTAATGGATAATGTATCATGAAAGGGTATAAAGATTTTTCTCAATATAATATACGGGCGTAATCACTATGGATACAGTGAGTATTCCTACCCAAATACATTCATTGAATGATAAATGGAATATGTATTACCATTTACCAGAAAATAAGAACTGGGATTTATCCAGTTATACGGTTTTAATGGGCAATATCGACAGTGTTGAATCGGTTATTGCACTGAATAACCAACTACACGAACATGTTGTCCGGAACTGTATGCTTTTTGTGATGCGGGATGGGATTACGCCCATGTGGGAAGACCCAAAAAACCGAAACGGGGGGTGTTTTTCCTATAAAGTCAGCAACAAGCACGTGCCGGAAGTATGGAAGAACCTGTTTTTCGGGTTGTGTGGCGAATCGCTCTGCGTAAAGAGCGAACATAGTACGTATGTAAATGGTATCACCATTTCACCAAAAAAAAACTTTTGTATTATTAAAATTTGGTTGTCGAACACGAAGTTGCAAGACCCAAACAGTATTATATCTATACCGAATTTATTGAAACAGGGGTGCCTGTTTAAAAAACACGAGCCTGAATTCTAAGTGAGCATCAATAACCAAACTGGTTAGTAAATGGCTGCGAAAAATTGATATTTTATGAATTATTTTATAATTTATAAACTACACGTAAAATGAAACACGAAACGCGATATATTGCACCACTCGGTCTCGAAATTGGCTTCACAATTGGCCAAAATGCACTCGAAAATATTGAAGCTATCAATGATGCGAAAGCAACCGATTTGTGGTTTCATATCGAAGACCAATCATCGTGTCATGTAATTGCATCCATGCCCGCCGATATTAAATTTGACAAAAAACAGACGATGTACATTGTAAAACAAGGCGCCATTCTATGCAAACAACATTCCAGATATAAATCCCAACAAAACGTTGCCGTTGTTTATACAACCATTCAAAATGTTAGTCCAACACATATAATGGGTACTGTAACAATACAGAACGGTAAGACAGTCACTATATAAATTGCACAGTAATGTAGGAATTAATCATAATAAAAATTATATAAATATTTTTTCATAATATATAGTAATACAATGGATAAAGATGCAAAAATAAAGGAACTAGAAGATAAGAATGCTATTCTTGAAGCAGAATTGCACTCAACTAAAGAACATCTCAAAAAATATACAGCTCCTTCTTATAAAAAAGCATATTATGAAAAGAATAAGAAGCAAATATTAGATAAAATGAAATCAAATCCAACGTGTCAAGATAAGAGAAAAGAATATAACCATCAAGCATATTTGCGAAGAAAAGAAAAACTTAAACATGATGAGAATGAAAAAAAAGAAAGTAATGAAAATATTTAGGGAATTAATAACTTTCTGCGAAATAACTTAAAATTAAAATATATAATAATTATATAGAAATGAATAATGAAATATGGAAAGAAATAAACGGATTTTCAAATTATGAAATTAGTAACTATGGTAATATTAAAAATAAAGAAAATCAAAAAATATTGAAAGCAGCTGTAAAATCAGGCTATTTATGTATATCATTAACTGATAGAAATTGTATTCGTCATTCACTTAAAATGCATCGTTTAGTTGCATTAAATTTTATACCAAATCCTGAACACAAAGAAACTGTAAATCATAAAAATCATAATAGAGAAGATAATAACGTAAATAATTTAGAATGGATGACTACTACAGAACAAAACAATCATAAACGAAAATGCAAAAAAGAAATTCTAGAACTAGTTTCTTCAAGACCCGTATGGAGAGTTGATAAAGATACTAATGAAACAATTGAATTATACCAAACAATAAGATTTGCATCTCAATGGGTTTTTGATAATAAATTAACGTCGATAACTGAATTTAATAATGGTAATAACATAAAAACTAAAATATGTGCTGTTGCGAGAGGTAAAAGAAAAACTGCATTTGGATACAAATGGAAGTATGACGATACAAATGAAAATAAATATAATGATGAAGAATGGAAAGAGATTCCTTGTGAAATAGTTGATGGAATAAAGGGATATAAAATATCTAATTATGGTAGAGTTAAAAACCATAAAGGAAAAATTACTGAAGGTTCAAACCACGAATCTGGTTATTTATGGGTTTCAATATCACCAAAACAATATTTATTACATAGAATAGTTGCAAAAGTATTTATTCCAAACCCAGAAAATAAAGAACAGGTTAATCATATAGACGGTAATAAAATAAATATACGCGCAAGCAATCTTGAATGGTGTTCCAATAAAGAAAATTCACAACATGCACATGACACTGGATTACATCCTAATACGAAATCTATTGTTCAATATGACATTAATATGAATAAATTAAATGAATTTAAATCCCAAATACATGCATCAAATGCATTGAATATTTCATATTCATCTATTAATAAATGTTGTAGAGATAAAATAAAATCAACGAATGGTTTTATTTTTAAATTCGCATAACATACATTCCCAAAAAGCAATGAAAATGATACTATACATAAACCAAATTGTGATTTTCATGCAAACCTGAATATATGCCGCTAAAAAATTGACAAATATACAGGTTGTATTGTGCAATTATATTTTACAACAATGACCGAATTTACTGGTATAAATTATTACGTACTGAACCCCGAAAACCCGACACTACATGACCTCATTGTATTCACAAAGAAGCATCGCGCGTATTTTATTGATTTAGAACTAACCGTATTGGCAGATTATGAGAAAACTTCGCGCGAACCGTGGGCAAAAGGCCGATATTATTTGTATGGGCAGTTGCCGGTTTTACCAGATACACCGATAACGCGCCAATTATTGGACGATGCAAAATCAATATTTCGTCAGCGTGAGATTGATTACGGTGGACCATGCAATGCATTCGAAGTAGCATCTATAGCACAAGCGACCGATTTATACAATAAACTCATTTTGATTATCGATCGGTACCGGTTGGCATATGACGATGTGATGTATGCTCCTGGTACAGGAATTGAATTCTTGCGTGCAAAGGCTCACTTTGACCAGAGTCAGGGATGGAACGGGACAAAATAGTGGGAGATGGGTTATTACAAAAACAATAAAAAACATTATAGTATCTGCAATTGGGGTGCAGTACTAATGTTTTTTATTTTGCTATGTTTTTATTTTTGGGCTGTTTGATTATACGGATTACCCTTACCAATACCGGTCTCCCACTCAAAATGCGTATTGACCATGTCTTCAATTGCCCAGTTCGCACATGTAAATGATGCTCCCGAATCGTACTTTTCAATAATGAATGTAAACATCGCAGAAAATGCATTTTTTTCATTTTCACTAAAACTTCGGTCATCTGTCCAATGCGTATAGCAGCTGCGATATGAATTGTCCATGTACGCAGCACGGTTGTAATTTTTGATAATATATTTTTTCAACGGATGAGTGTTAATAAACTCATATGCCGCATACAGAAATTGTTGGGATTCGATATCACTCATTGTATTGTTGCTATTAATCTTGTTGTTGTTTTGATGCATAAAAAATTAAAATAAATACTTATTTCAATTTTTTACATTTTTTCATATGTATTACATTTTTCTGGTTGATACATTATTTATGCAGGAGGCAACGGTGCCAGACATAACATAATCGATCCCAATGATGCCACATCATATTTCACAATAAGTGGCAAATCATTTCCCAAATACATCTCAAGGTGTGTACATAAAGGGGTGCATTTAATAAAATGGCTCAAGCTCTTTAGTGAAAATTCGCCCTGAATGACGACAGACGCGTCTTTCTTTTGAATGAACTCCATATTCCCGCCAGACTCCGACCGATAAATTTTGGAACTGGCGAAATTGCCTTCGCATGAGAATATCAAATCATTGCCGACTGACTTAATCTCGATTCTATCAGAAATTCCATTTAAGTCGCGGATAATCTTTTGAAAGTCGGTTGTCGGCAAATTAATAATTGTCGAATATTCCACGTCCGGTACGATTAGCTCCTCCATATCCGGGTCGATTAATCGCAACTTCTGGCTATAACACTGCTTAATATCGCCATTGTCGTATTGTAGACCCAAATGGGAAACAACGCCGTCGTGGTAGTCCGCCTTGTCGATATACATGGACAACGTATCATCATTGGACATGGTCGATATCACTTTAAACAAATGAAGTGTATTCGCGCATACAATTATTTTTTCTGGCTCACAATCATACTGCTCAAACTTATATGAATTGAGAGTCACATTCACTAAAATAGTATGCGTTTTATCGAAGTTGATAATCTTCATTCCATCCTTGGTAAACGTAATCGTCGCATCAGTTAAAATATCTTTGATTGCAGTTATCATATTGCGAATCGGCTGAATCTGCACGGTTTTTATTGTCATTACATTATTTTCTTCATTCATTTTTGCCGAACTGGTATAATAACATATTAGTGCGTTTGTTTTTATATTTTATTCGATTAAATGTATTTTCCGGATTTTTGAACGCACAATATATACTTTTATTGCACGTTCGTTCAAATGTAAGTGATATTCATAGAGGTTTGACTTGAATGCGTTCAACCCTAAATAGTACCACAATACATAATCAAATACAATACTTATACATGGTAAGCAGATAATACGTGGTGTGTGCATCGCGCGTAGTATTTACGCGGTGTATGCATACAGATCGGGGGGTTTAATAGATAGATGATCTATATCGCGTATCCTATATAGCGAATTGTTTAGGAACATACCTTGTTGGTATTGATATAAATATTTTTTATAAATATAATATATATTTATTTAGTATATAATGGCAACAAAACTCAATACGAATAATTATTCTAAATTAAATAACGACATCACAGAGATTATGCGATCTGGATTGTATTCAGGTGCAACTATAAGCATATACACTGATAGTGCAGCTACGATATTTGCACGTGATGGAAGTGCCCCCATTGAGCATAAAAAAATCAGTAAGATAAATACGACTGGCGCATATACTATAAATGCAACCGGAGAAATGGTACATGCATCTATCGAGGTAGTATTTGACGACGGGTCATCATTCAAATCATTTGATGATATCGATGAATATTGGTATACGATTGAAGGTATTGTTTTTCAACGTCGCAGATTCTAATTATACAATAATATCATGTATTGTTTCATCATACATGATATGTTCACATGGTAACAAGCAGGTTATTTGTTTCCGGTTACTATTGCTGGTACACCGTTTTGCATGGTATATTGCCCTACATAAATAGGCTGTCCCTGTCCTTGTTGTGCGCGTTTAAAACTTTCCAAATCATATAATTGATTTGTCTTTGGATTCATGGCATAATTGACCCCATTAACCTGTTTTTTCACGCCCTTCCAGTTTACGGTTTTGACGTCAAGGCCTTCTTTTACATTGCTATCTACCTCGAATGATGGATACGATGAATAATTATTCGATTCAACGAGACCATAACCGTAACATACATACGGTTCGGCATTTGCGCCTTGTTTTAACCCAGCATATATATTGCAATCGACCGCCGTCTCTTTTATTGCACGTAAGATTTCATTGTTGATTCGCTGTTTGGAAGTGGCAATTTCGTACAATGACTCGTCGGTTGTTACCGGGGTCTTTCTATCTACACGACTAATGTCACGAATACGGAGCTCTACGTTCTTTTCGTCGGTTTTTTGTTGCTCGCTCAGCGTAGATACATATAAAAATACCTTTACTGTGCGTAGGGCTTCTGGCAAATCCTGATGACTGCATATGCGACGTGCGCGGCCAACCACTTGTTCTACACGGACCATGTGCCAATATGGCTCTACAATATGTACATATCGGGTGTTTCGCAAGTTAATACCTTCTGCACCAGAAGAAGTAATCATTATCATTTTTATCACGTCACCGTAAATGTTGTTTTCGGCATATTTTCGCAATTCAGTTACAATGGGTTGGGGTACAAATTCCCATGTTCCGTTGTATACATTACGTATTATTTCCTTTTCTTCCGGTGTTTCCGTTCCGGTATACAATACGAATTTGGGTTTGTCCATGTCCTCTTCGGCAATATCTAATGCCCATTCTTCGTCTTCGCGCTTCAATTTAAACTCTGCCATTCCATTAGCCAACAGTATTAACCGCATGATACCAATTCCTTCAATTGTACGGAAATGACTGTATAGCAAATGTAACCCTTCATTCGCGGGGTCCATAATATTCTCTAGGATTTTTGCAAACTTGGGGCTATATTCTGGCAGTGCATCCTTTGATAAGTACTCGCTTATTTCGGTTCCGTCTATTTTTCGGCTGACCTGCTCCATAACCGCTTCGATTCGTCTGGTGTATGTGTCATCTACTTGTTTCGGCTTGTCTTGGACGTCTTGCATATCATCATTTTCAGTGGGTTGAACTGCGATTACATTATCTATCGCGTTTTCGTCGATTTCTTCATCTTCCGCTTTTCCTGCTCTTGGTCCAGGTACAGGGCGGTCAATTCCCAGTGGAAATGTAAAATTACACGCTGCACGCGAAAAAATTCGATACGTCGATGAAACATTATATAACTCGTCGGCTTTCCCCTGATGCATACGCTTCATTTTTGTAGATTTTTTTTCGCGGTCAGCTTCTTCTTTTCGTATTTTCTCGTAAATGCCGAATTGATGTGGGGTCATGGGTGTTTTTACCACATGATATGTGTCTCCTGCTTCGGTTAGCTCAAATTCGGGCAGTAATTCTTCTTGTGCGCTGCGGAAATACGATGTCAACCCTAATATGCGTCGCTGAAATACATTGATGTTTTTGGTTTGTCCCTTATCAACATCTATGAAACTATTAAAGAAATCGTCGCGGTCATCTGGTAATGCCTTGTTATTGACCTCTTCAATCATTGCTTCTTTTACCGCGATTCCATTTTTCGCACTCTTCAATATTCGCAGCACACTTTCTAAAAATTGGGCATCGGTGAGATTGCCACTTTCGTCGAGACGAACGCCGTTATACCGTTCAAATGCTTCACTGTCCCCACCAGATTGGTTTCGGCGGGTCTTGTTCGCCCCACCTTTTATTTTTATAAGCACCTTCTTTGTTCCCTTTAATGCACCGCGCTTCTTTGTATTAACAAACCCATATGGATTACGTGTAATAGTCAGTTTATTATCGCTAAAATTTAAATAATCGTGTGTTTTTAGGTTCGCATCGTCCAACATGGTAAGTATCGTGTCTCTGTTCAACTTTTCCGTTTTCTCCCACGACACTGGAATTGTCCACGTTTTTATATAACCACGCAATATGTTGTATAATATACTTATTTCGTTGGGGTAGTTGATTATCGGCGTGCCAGTTAACAACACCACTTTCGCATTGGACGCACTTAACAAATAATGATAGAGTTTGTGGGATATCGATTCTGGCGATTTTATTTTATTTACAATGCGGCTCACGAAATTATGCGCTTCGTCTATTACAATGACCGAATTGTCGAACGGGTTGCGGCTATAATCGCCCGTTAAATCCTTCATTTTTCGCTCATTCAGGCCGTTGTAGTTAATATCCGTATATTTGCTTCGAATCATCGCATTTAATTGGTCATCTACAGCGTTTTGGTGTGCCACCGAAAGACTCGTGTAATTCGATTCCCGCGTGACATTTACTAACCATGCTCCGCCATTTTCGGTTATATATTGTGACGACAATGATAGAGCGCGTGCTAATATGCCAACATATGTGGGGTTGCCGTCAATTGAAACAAACTCCCAGAATTGGTTCTTTTTATACAACTCATCGCCGCATTTCTTCATTTCACTGAAAAAATTCATTTTTAGCGAGGCAGGTGTCATTACAAATATACGCTTATCGCTTTTCATGCCTTCTGCAATTGCAATCGATGTACACGTTTTACCTGACCCCAAACCGTGATATAATAAAAGTCCTCTGTATGGCGTGTATAAATTTAAATAGTCGCGCACTATTTTTTGGTGGGTCAACAAATCGAATGTATTGCTTGTTGCCTGGGTGTCGCACGATATTGATGCGGCTGCGTCGCGCATTTCCACCTGATACGGTGCAAATATTTCTGCCATTTTCTGTACGAACATTTTACGGTTATTCATGTAATAACTGGGGGCTTTTACAATAACCTTTTCGCGTTCCTTGGGCAATCTGTCTATAACTTTTTGCTCGCGAATAACTGCGGTGGTTAAATCAACGACCATGGCTGGTTCAGCCTCGCCTTGCTTACCCGTGATTTTCAACTTTCTGGGTTTCTTTGCTGGTGCCTCTCCAGTTGGTTCTTCAGGGGCTTGAAGCGGCTCGTCAATCAACAATTTGGACGCGTCGAGTTCTTTGGCGACTGATGGACGGGGTTTTATGGTCCGCACTGTTTTGTCGGTTAATACCGGTACTGTGGTTGTTGGTGCAATGGTTTCAGTTGCAATGGTAGGCACAATAATTGTTTGTTCAGCGACTGCTTGCTCGGCCACTTTATTCTCCATTTCGTCGACTACCACACCCATTGATTTATTTTGGATACGTTTCAATACCGCCAATCTATCCATCATGCTGGTTTTGCGCTTATCTACTATTTTGAATCCGGGTTTGGCAGCGTCTATTTGTGGGACATCAATGCCGGCTTTTGCTACTTTTGGTTCTTCAGATTCTTTCGATTCGGTCAATTCGTCTATTTCTAATTCGGGTTCCTCTATTTCCTCGGCATTTGTGTTAGGTTGTCGTTGTTCGCGTGGCACTTCAGTTTGCTTTGCCAATCCCAAATGTACCTGACCAAATTTCATCGGTAACGGACGTTTTTCTAATAATTCGTCTAAACGTCGATAGGATATATTACTCATTATTCGTTATAAATATATTATATTGTTACAAAATATTTACAGGTGGTTATACGTCAACATGTGATAATTGTTGTTTGATTATTTGATTTTTTATATCGGTTCCGCAATATCCGTGATTACTGGCAAATGATCCGACCCATACACTTTGATTCCTTCATCGAATGTTGTCGGGCTAACATAACATCTGGACGGTATTTGCTGTTTTGCCCCACGTGTCAGTATATTATCGATGTTCATATTGCGTTCATTGTAATATGTTGCACATTTATTATGTACCATGAACCCGTCGATATTATAGAATTTGCTATCCGCCCGATATACTTGATTAAAATCACCTGCAATAATATTGACACATTTGTTGGGTCGAAGAGTTTTATACACATCTTCCATTTGTTCATAACGTTTTTTGCGCGAAAGGTCGTCAAGGTGTATATTAAATATATCATAATGGATGTTGTTGTGTATGCATTGGGTGTATAATCCATAATCTTTCGAATGTTGTTTCACATCATGGTGACTGAACATAGTGCGCTTTACCATTGTAACATTACCACTTTTACTGTCACTTTTATACTGCCATACGATTTTGTTTAAACCAGATATGATATAGTCTTTTTCAAACAGTAGTTTTAACTTTTTATGTTCTTGGGGCATCACTTCTTGCAACATCACTATATCTGCGTCTACCTCCCGTATTAATTCGGTTATTTTTGTAAATCGCTGACGCCTATTAAATAACATGTCATGGTCCGCATCTTTATAATATGATTTTTTTATCCATTCTGATGCTAAAATGTTCCAAGACAATATTCTCATATACAACCCTATACACATATAACGAGATATGAAAGTGCCGGAAATGATTGCATAATTGTTTGAATTGAATTTACACAGTTTTAGAAGTATATATTCTCGTTTAATATATATATATAGAAAATGGCGCATGCAACAAAGAAAGGACATGGAAACGCTTGGCGCCATAAAGAAACCGACGAACAATACAAAAGGGTTGAAACGACAGACGGGACAAAATATACAATACATCTTCCCAATTTTAATCAACGTGATGCATATAAAAAATCATTAGAGAAATATAAAGATGTATTTGACCAAATTAAGACGAATGTAAATGAAGGTGATGCTATTCTTGGAAATGGATTACCTGATTTAGACCATATTGCATGGGCTGAATTATTGAGTTCTACATTCAAAAAACTTAACAAAACATGGGGTGTAAACGATAAGATTTGGATATACAATAAACTCCACGAACGAGATCCAGAACACATAGCAATGTATGTAGCAATTACACCCAATATTACACAGCGTAATGCTAAAAGAACTGCGAAAAAAGTGAGTGCTGCCACCGAAGCTGCAGCAGCTTCATTAACGACGACAAATGATGATGCTGGATATATTACTCACCAGGATGATATTGAATATGGACCAATGATAGATCCAATAAGTCAAACTTTTTTAGGGTTAGCATATTTTAAGACTAAAAATGGATTAACGTATTATTATCACACAATGGAAGACGCACTTAATAATAAGTATTTTAAAGTTGAGGAAGAAGACAAAGAAATTAGCACAGAAGATGAAGATGAGATCGAAGCTGAAAATGATTATGAAGAACAACGTGATAATACAATAGTAGACGATTTTAACTATCACGATGGTGTCCCACCATATCCAGGCGCTGTGTGGGATGATGAATTTAGAAATTGGGTAAGTGATCCGTTTGACATGGAGGAAGAAGATGAAGAGGTGGAAGATCGTGATACAGCACTTGCACGTATGGTAGAGGAAGATGCTGAAGCTGCTCGTATTGCAGAAGAAGAAGACCGTATTGCAGAAGAATATGCTCGCATTGCAGAAGAAAAGGAACGTATTGCAAAATCCGCTCGCATTGCAGAACAGGCTCGCATAGACGTAGAAAAGGATCGTAAAGAAAAAGAGAGAAATCTCAAACTGCGGACCGCTATGCGGAGACGTGCTCATCTTGCAAAACAAGCTGGCGCAGAAGAACCAGACAGTGTATCGGAACCGGCTCGTATTGCAGAACCGGCTCGTATTGTCGCGGACCCACGTCTCATTGAAGCAAGTAGAGATTTACCTGCTGGCTGGAAAGCTGCTATATCAAGAACACACAATCTAGTGTATTATTATAAGCCACCAACCAGTACAGAACCACCAGTTACAGTGTGGGTAAAACCGACTGTAGGTGGTAAACGCACAAAAAAGAGACTAAGACGCAAATCAAGATCCAAACAGATCAAAAAGAAACGAACTACAACGCGACGTAAGACGACAACAACCCGTCGCAAATAAAGTATTGGTGTATAAACATGTTTAGGTTCGATTTTGATAAACACAAGTAGCTGGCAATATCTCGTTACTTGTATTTTTACACATTTGAACATTATAACCCGCACAAACTGCGGTTAGTGTTCAAATGCAACGTTTGGGTTGGCTACGCCAACCAGTCGTTCGAACTGCATCGCAGTTCGTGAACCGATAAATCAATTAAGACGCCCATTGCCCTTCGGGCAATCCGGTGGTGCCGCAGAGCGGCACGACACACTTAGTGTGCGAACTTAAATGTTCATCGGTGTAGATAGTATGTAGGCAATCGCAACGTTATTCTGCGTATAGTCCAAGCTTACATACTATACAAAGAAAAATACGAATAAATATCTCAATATACAATATGAACATTTCGGAAGATAATCGTAGCCAAGCAGCACATATATTTTTAGATTTTATATTGAGTTCAACATTATCTTATGTAGGCGCTGGTTCGTCCGGACTTGGCCTTTCATCATTAAATACAACAAATGATATTTATAAAATTTTAACAACTAACAATGAAAATGTTGTATGTTCGAATCTATTTATCAAACTAGTGCCGATATATACAGCTAATAACGACCCCGAAAAATTTGATTTGTATGTTCCTGGTACACGAGTTGCATTGATATATCCGTCTGCAGAAAAAGATTTTTGGAAGGAAGTGTATCTACAAAATGAAATATATAAAAAAACAAATGAAAATTTAGAACCTATTTGCCCTCCAATAGTATATTCGGAATGTCTTAATAATGAAGCATCTATTGATTTATTACAAGTATTATTTGAACGGCTCCACACACCGGATATGCATGATAAAGAAGATGACGCATTATATATGTTAAAAAACATGTATAGTAAATTCAATACACTTAAAATAGGTATTATTGGAATGGGATTTACAACCGGTTATACTTCATTGTTTTCTATTATTCGCAACAAACCACCGAAATTACCACATTATATAAACCTGGCTGTATATGAATTAGTGCGTCTATATAAACATGGTTATATGCATGGCGACTTTTCTACTGCAAATATTATGATAAATCCAACATATAATTATACTGGTGCCAATTCCGGACGCGCCATGCTAATTGATTTTGGAATGTCATTTAAACATAACCTTCCTGAACAAGGGGTTTTGCAAATTTTACGACGCATGTTAGATACACCAGTAGAAACCAGCAGGGTTATCCCGATAAACCACCCTAATTATAAATGGCTCAAAAATTATGTAGAATTACCCAGCGACCATATTGCAGAAGCATATGATATATTACATGAATCAATATCCAGCCATAGCACCGCAATGATGAATATGATAGAAAATACATATCCAGACTTATTGGCACAAATACGCACTTATAATACAACCACTGAAAATACGAATATTTTTTATGGCGGCAAAGAAAATGCTGTCTTGACACACGATGTTATTCCCTACAACGATTCTTACACAAAAAGCCTTTTGGTTGACGAGAAGATTAGACCTAATGTAAAATCAATGTCTATGATTGAGTTGAATCATATATTTAATCCTAACAATTTAGATATATCAAAACTGTTGGACGCATATTTACGCACATTGCGTCTTGGAGAACAAACTATGATTGAATATATTAAAAGCAATAAGGGTGGTAAAAAAAAACGAAAGGCATCCCGTAAAAGAAAATACAAAACAAAACAACGCATGCGCACGTATAAACGACTCAATTCTAATCATACAAAAAAACGCGTAGCATTCTAAATATGCTATTGACAGGAGAAACCGATGTAAAATATGGAAATGCATATTTTATACCATGCAATGCATTATTTCTGTACGAAGAGTTCCTTCGCAATCGTTTTTATAATTTTATTGTCCAGTTTGATCTGTTCTTCTTCCACATCGCCCAGAATCTCCTTCATCATTTTGTAACAGAATTCATATGTTCGGGTTTCCATCACTTCACAGTCAGGATGCGCGGTTCTCCATACAGGCACGGTTCTGTAGTTATTCATAGATATTCGGCTCAATATTCTGCGCAGCTTCGTGAGTTCGTCTGTATCTTTACTCCACCCGGCGTCGTCTTTGATATACATTGTCTCGCGTTTGATATCCGTGCAATGTATCGGGCGCTTGGTAATGTCCATGTCTTTGAGGCGGGTCATGATCATCTTGGTCATACCATTTACGTATCCGTGATTGCCAATGTATTCCAGTTCATCGATGTGAACATTCAGGTTGCGGAGAAAATCTGTAATGCTCATTGCGTCTTTGCATGTGTCGTTCAGGAAAAAATTCAGGTTGAATTTCTGGTTGTTGTTCGTTGTATTATTTGTTACATTAGTAATCGTATTTGGGTTATTTTTTACTGCATCGACGAGTTGCTTTTGCAATTCAATATTTTGCTTATTCGACTCTTGTAGTTGTGTATATTGTTCCACCATCATGGTTTTGAAATCTTGATTTTGCTTTAACAATGTTACCACTGCTGCTGCATCAATTGTATTAATGGATTGCGTATAGTCTTGAGTATTACATGATTGTTTATGTTTCCATAGTCCCGAGTGGAACCTATATTGTTTGTTACATTTATCACACTCATATATCTTTGCCATATTTTGCGTGTTTTCTTGTATTCTATTATGTTTTGCAGTGCCCAAATGTTTATTAAAATCATATTTATTGCTGCATACAAAGTTGCATTTTTCACATGTATATGTCCGTGCGACTTTCATTGTATTCAAATGTACTCGAAAACGTATACATTTAGAGTACATAAAAAACGCCTAAACTTGCCGCGCGGATTTTTCTCAAAAAAAAGTATGCAGTCAACCTGAAATTATTTTTTTTAGATTTAAAGCATTATGCAGCAAAACTGTTTTTTGATATTTTTCGGAAAAAGAAATGGCCTCACTTTTCAAAAATGGACATTTTAAAAATGTCCAATTTCGGAAAATCGCGACACAAGTTTATTCAATTGTTTTTATGTGGGATATAATAAGTGGGATACCATCATATGGGAATGGGATATTAAAAGTATAGTTTTATGTAACAATATGACCAATCCATTGTTAACAATTTGATGATTTGTATAATGTAGAAAATTGAAATACTTTGTTATCAATTGTATACAGAAAGCAATTGAATAATACATAACAATGAATATGGAAAGTATCATACTACATAAATTGGAGAATGTGGTTGAAGGAGAAGTCGCAAAGCGCCCATCAAAAATCTGCAAAACACCGTATGTGGCAGACGTGATTATAAATAGCGAGGAAACATTGGGACACAGTCCATCACTTGGATGCTGTGGTCTGGTAGAAAAAGGGTCCAGTGTCATAATGTCGCTCGCAACTGGTACAAAAAACAAATGCGGATATCGCATAGACCTTAGCATTTACAGGGAACTGTTGTTTCCCGATAATGAAATTATCGTTGGCGTCAACCCAAAGTTAGGGGAGGTGCTGGTTGAGTCGGCGCTCACACAGAATTGCATACTTGGCCTTCAAAACATTCAATCGTATCGACGAGAAGTGACCGTTTTAACATCGCGATTCGACTTCCATGGAATCGACCAAGACGGCCGCGAGTTTTTCATGGAAGTGAAGAGTGTGCCGCTCGCAGATTATGTTGACGTCCCTAAAAAAGACCGCAAGAAATACACAGAAGAAATAGCAAATAAAAAATTCAACGAAAAGATTTCTTATTTTCCAGATGGATATCGTAAAAATAGTACAGATGTAGTCAGCCCTCGCGCTCTAAAACACATCACAGAATTAGAAGAAATAGTAAAAACAACCGATAAACGTGCTATATTATGCTTTGTAGTTCAGCGTCCAGACGTAATTTGTTTCCAACCGTCCAACATTGATCTAACCTATAAACACGCAGTAAAAAAAGCATTTGAGGCGGGAGTCGAAATAAAAACAATTCAGGTCGAATGGTCTCGAGATGGAAAATGCAGGTTTATTCGCAATGACCTACCCATCAATTTATAATTTGAGTATCGACGCAAATACACGACGCAATCTCTTTTTCCCATTCCGTATTGTTACCGATTAGATATACTTTATTTTTGGGAGGCAATACAACATAACTATCATAAAAACTATAAATACGGATATTTTCTTCTGCATATGCAGATCCCGCATGAATAACATCCCCGCGCAACACGCAGATTTGCCCTTTTTTTAGGTTGACTGTCTTTTTAACGACTGGTGTGTCAAATTTTTGGTTGTCATTCAGCCGCATCCAATTGTGACTATTTTCCCACACATCAATACGTGTATTATCCATGATGGCCGTTAATACTATGATGGGTATTTTTTGTTGGCGAGTAGTCACAATATGAGCTGTCTCGGGTGTGGGAGCTAAATATTTAAATGTCGTTTGTCGTTCGCTTCCATCCGGCAAGCCGATTGTGTAATAAAAATTTGGATAATCGTCCTTGTGAACTTGATTAATCATAACCGGTGTATTTTGTGAATCTTTCGTATAAATTACAGAATCCCCCTTTTTTATTGCCGTCTCTTCAAACGATTTCGGGGCATGAATCAACGCTAAAAAATCGTCACTCTTAAGATAGTCACTATGTGGCGGTTGAGGTGCACAACCGGCGACTGATAAAAAGATCGACGTAGAACCGTACTGTAAATGATTTGTAACAACGTTATTTTTCGTCAATGCATCGTGTATTTTTTGTAGCAATGGAGATGTTGAAACAATGTTCGATACATATCGTTTTTTATCATTTGTATCCGGCGACGGACCATTAAATGTATAAGTAACCTTTTTATTTGCAAACATAGTACGACATTCGTATATCATGGTTTTAGGAACAGATATTTTTTGCGGAAGTATAACATATCCGGCGGAATGCAGTTCGGCAAATATATTTGGCATAACTAATAATTATAATCGAATCTATCTATATCCATTCAATACATATTTACAGGTCTACGCACGTGTTACTCTAAAATGATTCTAAATGGCGGATGGCTTCTTCGCATGCGATTTGTTCTGCCTTTTTCTTTATTTTATGGGCGCCTTCACCCAAAAAGATGAATACCTTGCCCTGCTTAGACATGTATTGGTGTATATCATTGTAATTATTGAAATGACTAATAGGAGTGGCTTTATTTGGAGTGAGATTGTGTACAGATTGGCCCAAACACATGAATACGCCCATTTTATATCCGCCGTCGCCGTCCTGAACAGCGAGCTCCAAATAATCCGGGGTCACCTTAAATTCCTTTTGTATTTTTACTTGTAGAATGTTCTTATAATTATCATCATTGCGAATCAAACTTATCCAGTCGACATGTTGTTCAAACACCGATTCGATAAATATTTGCGCCATTTGAAATCCCGGGCCCGTAACAAACACGTTCTTAAACCAACCCTCTTCATCGGTTACTTCAATGCGATTAAAATCCAAAAACATTGCACCAATAAACGCTTCAAACAAACATCCCAACTTCTTCAAATTGGTGCGGATTTGTTTTCCCTCGGCATGTTTTGATAATATTACCCAATTATATAACCCCATCTCGTGTGCCATTCTACCAATCGATTCATTTTTAACGAGAGCAATCTTTTTTTCGGTCATAAACCCTTCATTTTCCTTTGGAAACCGACGATACAAATAGTACTTGGTGACGCATTCCAAAACACCGTCCCCAATAAACTCTAACCTTTCATTTGACTTGGTAAATAGAGGCATGCAATTGTCTGGTTTAGGTACAATTACAATGTTATTGTTGTCATTTTCCAAATGGGGTCGCTTGATATACGACCGATGAATAAACGCGCGCTTATATAATTCAAAATTATGGATCGGGTAATTGATGCCATATTTGCGCAAAAATGTTTCTACTTGTTCTTTTGTAATTAATTTATTTAGGGGGTTGTATGGATCGAAAATATATGTATCCACACCGTTTTGATTTTTCTCTACTCGAATGTCGTCGTCTATATTCATATTATTCTGTAAATAAGATGAATACAGTTGTATAATAATATACACTCATAATATTTATATTGTTTGCGTTTAGTATTTATCGGGAGCAGAATAAAATATTTAGTTAGTATATATTATAAGAATGGTTTATAGTCAAACAAAACGTACAGGATCTGTTGCTAGCATTACAAATCAGGCTGCCGGAGGAGGTAACAAAAAGGCGGGATTGCCCGGTTTAGTTGGCCGAGAGTCTGGAACTTCTATTGCTTTCCATGGCTCTGCTCAATCATTAAGCATCTTGCAAATGCCGTTGACGACCAGCGTGAGACCTTCCCGCCCGGTCAGCATGACTCCTAGCGCGGGTCGTTACTACAAGTCTGTTTAAAATATAACATCTAACATGGAAACAATATAATAATGTGACAGTTATTATTATATTGTTGAGAACCTGTAAATGAAAGTAATTATTGATGAACGAGAAACCGAGTTATTTGAGAAATGCGAATCCATATTGCGCAGTAGTCGCGTACCTTCCTATGTACAGTTGTCAAAAGAAGTGTTGGATTTAGGGGATGTGTTGATAAAAACGGACGACGATAAGGAGGTTCTCCTTATTGAACGCAAATCATTTCAAGATTTATTGGCATCGATCAAAGACGGAAGATATGAAGAACAGTCGTATCGTCTACTTCATTCGAGCGGATTTCCACCACATTCCGTGTTTTATTTAGTGGAAGGTATGTTCGCCCAATTACGCGCGCCACTCGAGAAAAAAATCATCATGTCGGCAATCACTACTATGCAATTCTTTAAAGGGTTTAGTATACAGCGAACATCCACGGTGCATGAATCCGCAGAATGGCTCTTGCATTTTGCTGAAAAAATAGAGCGAAATTTTTTAAAGGGGGTGATTCCTTATTATTTAACACGTCCATTCCGTAAATACTTTACACCCCCAACCCGAGAACCTATTATGCAAAACCCCGAACAATCAATCAACCCCGAGAACCCGCCGACAACCGTTGACGATTTACCAAGACAATCAGCTGAACCGGCCACTAATGTAATTACAGAGCCGGTGCAAACGTCCGCCGATTATTGTCATGTAGTGAAAAAGGTGAAAAAAGATAATGTCACCCCCGAAAACATCGGCGAAATCATATTATGCCAAATACCCGGAATCAGTTCGGTAACTGCGATTGCTATCATGAAACATTTCAATCACTTTACACATTTTATAGAAGAATTAGCAAAAAATCCAGCGTGTATTGAGAACCTGACAACCGAAACAAATGGAAAAGTTCGTAAAATCAGCAAAAAATCCATCGAAAGCATCAAGTCTTATTTGATGAACACGAATGCCGCAAAATAACCGAATCCGTGTGTATACATACTATAATGGAGAACCGTGAACAGTGGTATTGTTACATTTTAAGGAATAAACAGTCTCAATATAGTCATCTAACGTACAATGGGTCAACGAATGACCCATATAGGCGATTGCGCCAACACAATGAAGAAATTGTGGGCGGCGCAAGATATACACACGGCCGCGGCGGAGGATGGGAGATATACGCATTGGTGACCGGATTTGTCGACCATAAAAACGCACTCTCATGTGAATGGCGGATTAAACACACAAACGGAAAACCTGGAAAACGGCCTACTCCGCACTTGGGAATGGTAGGGCGTATCAAAGGACTTTGTGAGGTTCTCAAACTGGATAAATGGACCAGCAAATGCACCGTAAATAATGCAGACGTGTCATACACACTGTATATTGCAGAAGACGTTGCTCGATTTATAGACAGTTCTCAACTTCCGCCAAATATTAGTGTTATTGTTGGCATACCGATTTTTGATGGTAAAAAAAAGATACAAGGTGATACAAAATCTACAGAAGTCGTTGCATTGACCGATCAACTACCGAACGACGACTCACCCAAATAATTATTTTCTTTTTTTTAGTGGATAGAACTGAGGATAATCTAACTCTCCAGAAGTCGCGTCCAAACAATCACTGCCAAAGCTAACTGTTGGCGGGTATTTATGTAATATAGGCGTGACAGCCGCGAATACCCGACCCGAACCAGAATAATGCTCGGAATATATATCGTCGTCGTGAGTCAATGTTTCATTCATCACGGAATTAATCGACAATTTGTATTCATCATTGCCACCCATGTCGAGATAGTGGTTGTCGACCCACGCATCTTCGCCGTCGCTAATATCGCTTATGTCGCTCGTATAGAAATAATTATCTACTTCCGCTGGATGGGTCGGCTGACGCGATGCTGCGTGACAATATTCGTCAGTAACCCGACTGCCCATGTATTCGTATACTTGGCAATCCATGCAATACTGTTTGAATATGGAATCATCGCATCCATATTCAAAGCATCCCTCGCATTCGTCGGGGCCGGTTTGTTCGAAATGATTTATTGCCCATTCCAATGGGAAACAAGTCGAATATTTTTGGTTGTTATATATGTAATATTTAGGCATTGCCTTTTGTATACGCTGCATTATTGATAGACGATTTGAATCGTATGTTTAGATGTAGTAGGAATATAGCCAAAGATTTGTCTCAATTTTACGCATTTTTGACAATTATACCAACATCTTTGACCTATATTTGGTGGTCTATAAGATATCTTTGGGTCCAGGCATTGTAGACGGTATTGACGGATAAAACGCAACTTTCGGGTTAAAGAAAGTGGGCTTTGTAATCTCACGGTCAACATACTTGCCGGAATCCACCATTTGTTGTGTGTATGTAATTCCTGCCCATTTTGAATCCATTGGATTGTCGCTAATTTTCTTTGCATTTGTCGAGTCATGAATCGCATCTATATTTGTATATTGTCCTATATATTGGCTGGTGGGGTCAAAACCTGGATACTGGTCCTTGTTATACGGAAAGTTTGCGCGGCTCGCGTCTGCACGTTGAATGACGTTGGCTGAGGCACCTGGTCGGCTGGTAGTGGCCGCACTTTCGACGGGTAATCCACCCTGCTTATCAAACGGACTTGGTCTCACGCGATATACGTCGTTCCCTTGCGCATTATTTTCTTGTTGCAAATAAAGAACTGGGCACGAGTTACCCTTGCCCTTTTGTATTTCTAAATAGTTAATATACTCGTCTAAATTAAAGAACGATAATGGGTTATTTTCATCCTCGGGCTTATTCTTATTGTATAATAGCAATGCATTCCCCTTTTGAATGAGCAAATTAGGACAATCATCCTTATTTCCCATAGACTCATTTGTGGACATATTTATACTAACGTTCCAATACATAGTAACGTAGAGGCCTAATATAAACGTAAATATTAAAAACAATAGAAAGATTCGTTTGGAAATGGACATGTGTATATATTTTTACAGATATAAATATTTGAACGCCTTTAGAAAATTATATCTGTAAATACTATATTAATATGCCGAGTAAAAAACCTACTCGTAGCAATCGACCTTCCAAAAAAAATAAGAACTCGGGCAGTACGCGAAAACGCAAACAATCGACAAAAAAATCCACACCCAATTCCAAATCGAAATCACCAAAAGTCGACAAACAAACGAAAATGGAACAAATCGAAAAGATGTGGAATAATATATTCAAGCCGAATAGCGAACCAGTTGTAGAAATTCAAGAGACCGGACACGTTGCAAACGCCGACAGCAACAAGAAGGCGGTTATTGTTTTAATACATGCCGACTGGTGTGGACATTGCCAACGGTTAGAACCCGAATGGAAATCAATGAAAGATTCGCTTGACAATAACGTGAAACAAAACATTATATTCGAAGAAATCGAAAGTGCGGAGCTCGACAAAAAGCTGCCAATGGTATCTAAAACGTACATGAATGGAAAACCGCTTGAGTATCGAGGATTTCCCACAATTGGTACTATACGTAATGGCAAGTTTGAAATGTATGGCGGAGGTAGAACTGCACCCGAATTATTAGAATGGGTTCGTCGTTTGGTTGCATAATGCAGCCAAAATACTTATTCATGCAAGCATTTTTGTAAGGTGGGTTACAAATGTATGTAAAATTGAAATAACCCGAATTATTCTGTTGGTTGATAATCTAACAAAATAATCTAAACACAACTCGTGTAAATCAATAAGATGGCAAATGAATTAGTACAGGTACTGGAAAAGGAATCAGCATCGGCACCCAAACAGATTAAACTGAAAACCAAGAAACCGACAATTGTCAAATCATTTCGGTTGATTGATTTTCATATTTATGATGAAGCCCCGCCAAAAGAGGAAAACAGCGATTCTGGCTCGGATAGCGACAAGAATCCTACGAAACGTTACAAGCCAATGACAGACGAACTACAGTTTGTTATACAAATGTTTGGCATAAACGAAAAAGGAGAAACGTGTTGTATTTACGTGAATGATTATTTACCATTCTTTTACGTGAAAGCCGGGGACAATTGGACCAATATTACAGCAGGAGAGTTTGTACGCGATTTGCAAAACAACCCGAAATTGGATAAACGATTCAAGAACTCCATATTATCATACGAATTGGTCGACCATTATAAATTATATGGCTTTTCGGGTGGAAGAAAGCACAAGTTTGTGAAATTAGTCTTCAAAAATTCGGTTGCAATGAATAAATTCAAAAATTTATGGTACACCTACAACCGCGACGAGGAAACCAACGATGGCGAATATCGCACTCGAACCAATATCATCTTCCAAAATAATTCGATGGATTTATATGAAAGCAACATACCACCTCTACTGCGATATTTTCATATTCATAACATCAGTCCATCGGGATGGGTTTGTTTTAAAACGAGCCGGGTCATAAAACCGCCAATTCATACGACCACGTGTACATATGAATACATATGTCCATTAAGTGAATTAGTGTCCCAGCCAGAGAAAGAGACCATCGTTCCATATAAAATCTGTAGTTTTGATATTGAAGCAAGCAGTAGTCATGGTGATTTCCCCATTCCAATTAAAACATACAAGCGGTTTGCTGCAAATGTAGTGGATATATTCTTAAAGCAAATGCAGGTAACAAACGAAGCTATGTCGAAACATTTATTGCAAAAAATGATTCTGGCGGCGTTTGGATTCGGTAAGTTTGAAGACGTGGATGTAGTCTATCCAAAAGAAGCACCCACTCGTTCTTATTTGGATAAATACATACAACTGTTGCTCGACGAATCGTTGGAAACGGTAAAAAAGGCGACAACACAAGTCGAGTCGGGGTATTTGTTGACGATTGATAGCATTTTTGAGCAAATGAAAGAGAATCAACAATATGCTACCGGAGGCGGCGACGGCGATGGAGACGGTGACAGCGACGACGAAGGTGGTGGTGGTGGTGGTGATGGTGGTGGTGGTGGTGGTGGTGGTGGTGGCGGCGGTTTTGATCAAGAGTCGGGTGGATACAGAGCCGGGTATAAATCGGCGCGTCAACCCAAAGTCAAACGCAATGCAACCATTTTGGATATATTGTTGAGTACAGAGTATAATCGAGATGAAAAAATACAAATCCTGAATGAAATCCTCACACGATTATTTCCGCGGCTAAAAGGAGACGAAGTCACGTTCATCGGGTCAACATTTTTAAAATATGGTGAAAAGGAGCCATATTTAAACCACTGTTTGGCGGTAGGTACATGCGATGATATTCCCGGCATAACAGTGGAATGCGCTACGACTGAAAAAGAAATGTTATTGAAATGGGCTCAGTTAATACAAACCGAAAATCCAGATATTATTATTGGATACAATATATTTGGTTTTGATTATGAGTTCATGTTTCGCCGGGCACAGGAAAATCACTGCGAACGTGAGTTCTTGTTATTATCGCGGAAAATAAATGAACTATGCGCAACCGAGAGTCGCGAAAACCCGGGCGAGTTGAACATCGAGCATACCACGATGCAAATCGCCAGCGGTGAATATGATTTGCGGTATTTTAAAACGGCGGGTCGTCTACAAATCGACATGTATGCTTATTTTCGACGTGACTTTAATTTGTCATCATACAAATTAGACGACGTAGCAGGGCAATTCATCAGCGATTCTGTTAAATATGTTCGCAAATCGCAAAGCGACCAGCACGGTGACGTGACAGAATTGTGTAGTAATAATCTCATGGGATTGAATATCGGGGATTTTATTCACATTGAGCTTACCGGATTCACTGCGGATTATTACGACAATGGTAAAAAGTTTAAGGTCGTAGATATCCAGCATAATAAGGAAGTCATACACGAGGTAAAAGGAGTCGAACAACCAAACACATATAATGTCATTGTCATTGCCGGACACTACGACTTAGATAACAGCAAATCGATTAAATGGGGTATGGCAAAAGACGATGTTACCCCACAAGATATATTTCGATTGGCAAAAGGTACGTCGGCCGACCGCGCTATTGTGGCAAAATACTGCATTCAGGATTGCAACTTGGTTCATCATTTAATGAATAAAATCGATGTGATTACCGGCTATGTAGAAATGTCACGCATTTGTAGCGTACCGATTAGCTTTCTCGTATTTCGTGGACAAGGCATTAAACTAACAAGTTATGTTGCAAAGAAATGCCGTGAAAAAGACACCCTTATGCCCGACCTGGAAAAAACGAAGATTGCAGAGGGTTATGAGGGCGCGATTGTGTTACCTCCAAAATGCTCGATGTATATGGACAAGCCTGTCGCATGTGTAGACTATGCATCACTGTATCCATCTGCGATGATTAGTCAAAACTATTCTCACGACAGTAAGGTATGGTCCAAAGAATACGATTTACAGGGGAACCTGATTGATGTTCGGGGCGAAAGAGACAAGCGCGGCAAGTTCGTTTACGATAATTTACCGGATTATCAATACATTGATATTGAATTCGATACATACCGTTATATTCGTAAAACTCCCACGTCAAAAGCGGACAAAACCAAAGTGGGCAAAATGGTTTGTAGATGGGCGCAATTCCCGGACAACAAAAAGGGGATTATGCCGTCTATTTTGGAAGAATTATTGAAAGCGCGAAAAGATACACGTAAAATGATTAAAACCGAAAAAGACCCGTTCATGCAAAACATTTTGGACAAACGTCAATTAGGTTATAAGGTCACTGCGAATTCGCTTTATGGACAATGTGGGTCGCGTACTTCTACATTTTATGATAAAGACGTCGCTGCATCTACAACCGCGACAGGTCGTATGATGATTACGTATGCAAAGCGAATTATCGAAGAAGTGTATGGAGACCGAATATACGATTCAAAAACAAATGGAAGAGTACGTACGCGTGCCGAATATGTATATGGAGACACGGATTCTGTATTCTTCACATTTAATTTGGAGCATCCCGAAACGGGCGAGAAAATTCGCGGTAAGCCGGCATTAGAAACCACGATTGAAATTGCGCAAGATGCCGCGCGGTTATGTACGAGTTATTTGAAACCGCCCATGGGTTTAGAATATGAAAAGACGTTGATGCCATTTATATTGTTATCAAAGAAACGATACGTCGGGATGTTGTATGAAGACAACCCGAACAAAGGGTATTTGAAATACATGGGACTGTCATTGAAGCGACGAGATTCGTGTGATTATTTGAAAGACGTTTATGGCGGCATATTGAACATTTTGATGAAAGAAAATAACATTCAAAGCGCGATTACATTCCTGGAAAAGTCGCTGGCGGAGTTGGTGGCGGGTAATGTAAGCATGGACAAATTGGCGATTACAAAGGCGCTGCGAAGTGGATACAAAAACCCGAATCAAATCGGCCATTTTGTATTGGCAGAACGTATTGGAAAGCGAGACCCCGGAAATAAACCGAAACCCGGAGACAGAATGAAGTTTGTATTTATAGTAAATGATACGCCCAAAGCATTGATGGGAGACAAAATAGAAACTCCCGAATTTATTGTTGAAAACCATCTTAAAATCGATTATACACATTATATTACGAACCAAATCATGAAACCGTTACAACAGTTGTTCGGTTTGGCATTGGAACAAATATGGGAATTGCAAGGCAAGACGTCCGCGATTAAAACACACCAAACCGAATTGAAACGGATGGCAAAAGAATTTCCAGATACAGAAACATTCATGAAAAAGAAGGAAAAATATTGTTCCGCAAAAGTAAAAATATTATTATTTGACGATGTTCTTAGCAAAATATATAACCAGAAAAATAATATCCAAACGATTACGTCTTTCTTTCGACGATAAGCAAAGCAATGCGCATTACAACACAATAAATATTATGTAAAATATTTGGAAACATCCAAGTATTTTATTTTTTACGCATACATTGCAAATAATGCATCTTTCGCTGCATTATCTATATGCAATTGCGATGCGAACAATGACAGTATAACAAAAACGGCGATTATTACACAAATACGAATAGATGAGTGTGTTGAAATATCAGTCCAATGCATATTTATTACATGCTGATATTTTTTAACATGGGCTGAGTGGGGCGGGAGATGTAGTGAGCATATTTACCGCCTGCCCATGAATCCGCGTCCCAGCAAATTGTTGGAAGAATCATAGTATTCTTCATATTCAATGGGAAATTCGAAAGTAAGAAGTGGCGTATTGGATATATCAATTGCACCGCGTAAATATTGTTGCATATCACTTACACTATTGTTACTGGTATCAATTCCCAATGCGGCTCGCAGTAATATTTCAAGCGAATTCCCTAAACTATTATTTGTTTGATTATTAGTATTGGGTATTGTGGTCGTGGGGTGCGAGTTAGGCACTCTTGTCGGCTGATGTACAGTATACGAACCGGTAATTCCATTACTATCACCATGACCTTCACTCTCGTCGTCATTATCATTATTGTATTCTTCATCGCTGTCATTCAGTTCATTTGTAGCAGGTGGCGCTGCGTGTTCACGAATATCATGTCTACAGACTGGGCATCGAACATGATTTTGAAACCAACTAAGAAACGATTCTTCGTGAAATGAATGTCGGCAATAATGTATCCGGCGCACTCGGTCGCCAATTTGAAATTCGCACATTGTTATGGGGCATTGTGTATTGAGTAGTTCGATAATTCCATCATACTCAAATGACTCACTTGCAGCTTGAATTTGTTCATGCGATGGGCGGACAACCACGTCTTGAAATAGGCTAGCATCACGAGGTCGTATCGTAGATGGATACAGCAAATATGAAAAAAGATTATTTGATGTTGGTTGCCGTAGGGTCGGCGGTCGGCGAGGTTCTTGTTGAAAATAATCGTAAGCTGAACCGCCCGCTGACCGGTTCCCACTACGATACATTGGTTGAGATTGTTGGCCGGCCAATATACGTACAATGTCTATCAATTCACGAGTACTTCGAACGTGATCTTGCATGACGGCATTATATCGGTCAATTATTGTCGTATTTGATCGTATTAATTCACGAATCAGCGATATGATCTGTGCATTCGTTGCATTCGTTGCATTCGCATTACGCGGTGGCAGTCCCGGTGGTGGTTGTGGTTGTGATGATGGTGTGTTCGAATTCCCCCCACCCGTAAAATAGTTTCGTATAGTATCGCTTACAACTTGTTGTATAGTTTCTGTAAACTGTGAATAACTACCTGTACGTGGTCGATTATTATCCATATTGTAATATAATATAAAGATATATGTTTATATCATTATAACATACGTTTACCAATACAATGGATTTGACCAAATATAAAAACAAAGGCAGGATTGGCCTGGAGAATCTTGGCAACACGTGTTTTTTAAATGCATGCATGCAAGTTCTTAACAATACTTATGAACTAAATGATGCATTAGATGCAAACCTTAGTGCAGACTTGCCTAAGAAAGAAATACCAGATGCAACGATATTGAACGAATGGAACGATCTGCGACAAATCATGTGGAGCGGCAATGGAATTATTGCACCGCGGAAATTTGTCTACAAAGTGCAACAAATCGCAAAGGAAAAAGGACGCGACTTATTTACCGGCCATGCACAGAATGACATGCCTGAATTCTTACTCTTTTTCATGGATTGCATACATTCAAGCATTTCACGACACGTGAAAATGAATATTAACGGGACACCTAAAAACGACATAGACTACATAGCGATTCAGTGTTACGAAATGTTGAAGAAAACGTACCTGAATGAATATTCCGAAATTATGAATATGTTTTATGGGATATACATATCTGTTATTGAATCGAACGAAACCGGTGCGATGCATTCGATAAAGCCCGAAAGTTTCTTCGTGTTAGACGTACCCGTTGCAGATAATACACGCGCATTCCAAACATTATACGACTGTATGGATCATTATACCAAACCCGAAATACTGGATGGCGACAATGCATGGTTTAATGAAAAAACGGGACAAAAAGAGGGGGTTAAGAAACAAATTCGGTTTTGGAATTTCCCCCAAATTGTGGTGATTACATTAAATCGGTTTACTCCCGATGGAACGGGTAAGATGAACAATAATATAATGTTTCCATTGGACGATTTGGATTTGACGAAATATGCATGTGGATATAGGGCGTCAACGTATAAATATGAACTTTACGGAATATGCAATCATATTGGAGGCGTTACCGGGGGGCATTATACCGCATTTGTTAGAAATGTAGACAACGTATGGTTACATTACAATGACCGCGATGTGGAAATTGTGGATACCCCCGAGGCGGTTATTTCACCCGCGGCATACTGTTTGTTTTATCGTAAAAAAAATAACAATGTATAATATATTCGATTTATAAATAATATGAGCAATACTACACCGGCTACTTTACCTACGGATACCAATAAATTATCTAAATCGGCACCTGTTACAAATCAGGCATCTACACCTGCCGCACCGGCAACTACGCCTGTCGCCCCATCAACACCCCCTGCCGCGCCAACAACGGACATTCTTTCGTCATTTTCCGGTTTAGCAACTGCGGCAAATATGAGTATGTTACTTGGCTTTTTAGGCGTATATTTTATCGTCTACTTTGTATTAGGCAAATTCTTTAATAAGGGGGAAAATCCGGATGGATTCAATATGAATTTAAGTAGGTCTTTAGACATGTTATTTTTGGTGATGTTAGGAATAGTTACATATAGTGTATACCAGTCTCATCAAGAGAGCCCTGATACTGGTTTCTTTCAGGGTATTACTACGAATTTTGTGGACTACATAAACACCCCCTCGTCTGTCTTTACAACAGCAGTGTTCATTATTATGTTCTATGTCATTGCTTATTTATTTCGCATACCGATGGATTCATTGACAAAACCTATCTTTATGTCGGTTATTGAAGGCGGTGCATGGCTACTATTTATTATTATTTTATTCATTGATTTCTTTAAATACGTGTTGAATATTTCATTTTTCGATTTGTTCCCATTCCTTGCTGCGGCCAAACCTGAACCCAAACCAGACACGGAAGTTGTTAAAAAAGACGGTAACTGTAAAAAAGAACCGGTAGACGACCCAAACGCGGAAGTATTTAATGTTTCGAATAACCGATATACATATGAGGACGCACAAGCAATCTGCAAAGCATACGATGCAAAACTTGCTACATATGACCAGATTGAAAATGCCTACAATAATGGTGCAGAATGGTGTAATTATGGGTGGTCTGCGGGGCAAATGATTTTATTTCCAACGCAAAAGGCAACATGGGAAAAATTACAAAAGGCGGACGAAAATAGACCTGACGTTTCAAACGCGCCCGGGACAGGAAAACAGAATGTGAAAGCGCCGAGTCATAAAAATGATTGCGGACGACCCGGCGTGAATGGAGGGTACATTGCCAACCCATATGTGCGATTTGGTGTAAATTGTTTTGGAAAAAAGCCTGCAGCAACTGACGCGGATAAGGTTCGAATGAATGCCAGACAAAACCAAATCTATCCCAAAACCCCCGCCGAACGTGTCATTGAAAAGAAAGTTGATTATTGGAAAGAAAATGCGGACAAATTATTGCAACTTAATTCGTATTCAACCACCGCTTGGAATAAAGCAGAAAGTTCCGCTAAATAAGGCTTCATGCAATGACAGTCGACCGTGTAAAACCTAAAAATATCATTATTATCATAACAATAATAATGAAATGGTGGAGAATCGTGAATTACCGCATTTTCTTTTCTAATTTATCAAACATTTCTTGATTATAAACAAGACTACCTGTCGGTTTATATTGGTCGAGTGGTGTATATTCTTTTTTCCCTTTTTGCAAATTATTGTTTTTGTCGTTAAACAATTTTGAATTCATATCTCCGCCTTCTTCTTCTGCTTCTTCCGCCTTTAAATCTCGAATAATATTGCCTTTTTCGTCCAATATTTTTCCCGTTTTTTTCTTAATTTCGGTTCTCACATACGATGGAACCCAATTTGCCCAAGACACAAATAGCGTATTGGGGTGTAAATATCGCACATGAAACCCGTTTTCTTCTAATTTTACAACTAAATATCCTATACAGTCGCCTTGATTATATAGCGGTTCTCCAAATATAAATTCGGGTACGGCAAACCATACATGTGTTTCGGTTTTATGTCCTCGCGTTGTCATTTTGATCTTGTTGTGTATACGGTTAAGGATTTTATTGAAAATAGAGAGCTGTTTTAAATCTCGTTGATGGGATTTATCATATAACTCATCAATGTTTACTTTTCCGGTACTTTCTTCGTCCGTGGAAAATAAAAAATTAGACATGAACCAGTTATTGTAATATGCTTATAGAAAAAACATAAATATATTACGTAATATATAACTAATAAGTAATATAACATTTTTGTTCTCAAAATGGATATATATGTAGTAGATTCAAAATCAGTCGATCGAGTTGTTGACGAATTTTTGCCGGAATATACATGCCCTGAGGCAGTTGCGGTGCCCAACATGAACTCAAATATACAGCATATTGTCATATCAGGTGGTGGGACAATGGGATTAGTTTATTATGGTATTTTACAAGAATCGAATAAACAGAATTTGTGGAATATTGAACATATTCAAACGATTTATGGTACGTCTATTGGATCAATATTGGCGACCATTTTATGCCTACGGTATGATTGGAATACACTGGACGATTATTTCATGAAACGGCCATGGGAAAAGGTATTTCACTACGATTTACATACGTTGTTCTCGTGTGTGCAGAATAACGGTATATTTACACGAACCGTTACGGAACAAATACTTAAACCGCTATTGTTGGGGAAGGATATATTAACTACAGTAACAATGGCCGAATTCTTTCAAAAAACCGGAATAGAACTACATGTAATGGTGACTAACGTAAATGTGTTTGAACATGTAGATGTTTCTTACAAGACCCATCCGGACTGGTCTCTTGTCGATGCAGTGCATTCGTCATGTGCAATCCCCGTTTTGTTCAAACCGATTAGTATTGACGGGAATCTATATTGTGACGGTGGATTTTGTGTGAATTACCCCCTCAAACAGTGCATCGAAAACGGTGCAAACCCCGATGATGTTTTTGGGATTCAAAATACTGAAATTGATAATGAGGAAATAGACACTACTATGTTCTCATTATTCGATTATATTATACATTTGCTAAATAAAATACTGAAAAAAATCGGGACGAGTACCGATTGTAAAATACGTCATTTATTTATGGTACCGTATGATAGACGGTCGTTAACCAATATTAAAAATGTGGCAGAGAAACGGTCGGCACGAGAAGAACTAATCAACGCAGGTGTTGAACTGTTTCGAAAACAATACAAACCCGTGTAGTGAGGGTATATGTACGACCTATCTAATTCGCCAACATGACGCTTGCAAAGCTACTCAACGCAGAGGATGTGACCTTTGAGTCAAAATCGATGATTGTTCCGTCGCGTTCCATTTTGATTGTGGGGTACGAGTCTACTTTGAACTTGTTGATTAATGTGTTGCTTGCGGTATTCGACTCGTCGGTGCAGTTAACATCTTGGCAGTTAATGGTATAACCATTTACCACTTTTTCATTATGCGATGATTGAAATGCTTGCCACTCCGGAGCCGCTTTTTTGCAATGCGGGCACCAATCTGCGTGGAAAAAGTAAATAACAGCATCCTTACGGCGGTTTGTCGAGTTTGCAACATCGTCGAATTGGGCGGGTTCAATCTTGGACCGGTTCATCCACCAATATATGACGTAAACAAATAGTGCAAATATCATGATAAAGAGGAAAGCCTGTTTGTATGGGCGGACGTATTTATTCAAGACGTCTAAAATCTGGACCATCGTATAAGTGTATATAATAGGCATACAAAATAATGCGTTTATGCCGACGAACCGACTAAATACTTTGCAAAACATTTAGTATATTTTTTTTTGTTTCGATTATATAACCGAAACGAACATAATCATGAAACCAAATTCTAAGAATACAAATACGCAAACCAGAAAAAAATCTACGATACGCGGGACCTCATGTAAGCCAAGTGTGGCCGAAATAACTCGAGTATATAACGAAAATGACTATAACAGCAATGACGGCATGTTAACCAGCGTATGGGGGCCAGGAATGTGGCATTATTTACATACGATGAGTTTTAATTACCCGGTTAACCCGACCAAGCAAGATAAAATGCATTATTTCTCGTTCATGTGGAGCTTACGATATGTATTGCCATGTGGTAAATGTCGTGCGAATCTACGTGAAAACTATAAAAAGTTGCCGCTAACTATGAAACACATGAAAAACCGAGACTCGTTCTCGAGATATGTGTTTGATTTACACGAGTTAATCAATACAATGTTGCACAAAAAATCCGGACTTACATATGAAGTTGTGCGAGAACGTTATGAACATTTTCGATCGCGGTGTACAATTAGCAATAAGAAGAATGGAAATAAAACTCAAAAACGTGTCCATTTCGCCAAGAAAGCCACTGTAGTCAAAGAAGCGGGGTGCACTGACCCACTATATGGAGAAAAGTCGAAATGCATATTACAAATTGTTCCGCAAACTACAAAGTGTGAGACACTGAGCATCGATAAAGAATGTATTAAACAAAAGGCGAGTGTCGTTTCTGCACTTAAGTCGAATGATCCAACCAAATAATGAGTTAGTTATATAGTCATTTTTGTTGATAATGGAGAACATAGGATTTTGGCATGACATGGTTTTGGGGGATTGAATGGTGCATTTCAACATGATAAAACCATGGATTATGTATTTAGCACTTTATATATTATGAAACAATATACTATATAAATATATACAGGAATATTATTACATTATGTCACAACCCGTTCATGCTTCCAATATAACAGAAGGATTATATCAACCAAATGTAGAACACAAACCCGAGAACAGTCCGCAACATGATAAGATGTCAGGCGAATCGAATGATTCTGTCGATACCATGACTCGCAAAATAAAGCGTGTTCGCAGACAAATCCCGTTTTGGGGAGAAAATCCCAATGTTCTCCTCCAGCAGCCATATACGTTTGAATTTTTCCCTGCTCCTGGTATGACATACGAGCAGAAGTTGAATGCGATTACGCGTGCGGTGATTGCGTTTGCAATGTTGAGTTTCATTATTACGAAGAGTCTCCGTACATTGCTCTTTACGATTGTTACATTGGGTGCAATTTACATGTTATACCATTACCATAAACAAGAAATTGAGAACCTGGAGAAGAAACGAATGAGCGAAGGGTTTAGTAACGCACCTATTGCAGAGGAACTATTTAAGAAATATAATATGCCCCTTCCTGAAGGTATTTTTACAGAACCTGATTCAAGCAATCCGTTCGGGAATGTGTTGATTACTGACTATGATTACAACCCCAATAAAAAACCTGCCCCACCTGCGTTCAACAAAAACGTGGAAAAGGATATTTTGGCTCAGGCAAAGCGATTCGTAACGGATGCCAATCCCGACCACCCGGATATTGCCGACAAGTTGTTTAAGGATGCGGGGAGCGAACTCATGTTCGAACAATCGCTTCGTCCGTTCAACTCAAACCCGTCCACTACCATTCCAAATGACCAGGCGGGGTTTGCGGAATTTTGTTACGGTAGTATGATTTCATGTAAAGAGGGCAATCAATTCGCGTGTGCCCGTAATTTGTCGAGACACACAAATTAGAGAACGCACATAATCGATATTTTTTGGGACGACCTATTTAGGTCGTTTTTACAGAATTTGGTGGTTTTGCAATGTCACGTTTTGTTGATAATATTTTTACATCGAAAATACTATCTCTTTGTATACTATAATAAATCGCAGATACCATGGCTTCTCTTAGTCCTTACACATTTAATAATACTGCCCGGATCGGCGCAGATTCCACCGACCAATCCCAGCGTAATGGGGCAAACACCCATTATGCGAATTATATGTTGACCGATCATTTTAGTAGTACTTTAAGCGATCATCACGTGCAGTTTGCCATGCAGCAACCCACTATGAATTTCAATGGGTTGGCGAATGGTAACGGCATTCACAATGCTGCGGTTGACAAGGAATCCATATTGAAGTTAAAGCCGACCGAGGACCGCCCATTGGAGAAATTACAGTTGTTTTCGCGCCCGTTTGCTACCGTTCCTTATTTAGGCAGAGGTAGCTGCGACCATGCGTTGGAATCTCAATTGCAGCAGGGTGAGCCAGTTACGGAGAAGAAGAGCGTTTCGACAATCATGGAGAAGTCGTTCGGAGCTTATTCCTTGTACCCTACAGATAGCAAAATGGAGAACCAAGTGAAGGACGCGTCTCATACAGTGGAAGAGGCGGCAATGGAAGGCTGGGTTCGTGGTGGCATGTCTACGCGCGAGTTGCCAGCGGGTGAAAATGCTCGCAAGACTCGTTAAAGCGAGCCATGCGATTTAGGTAATTTTATATATTATATTTGTTATGATATAATATACAGAGGTGATTGTTATTTATAATGGCAACTACAGACACATATACATATACTGCTGATACAGGTGGCGAAAAAGTTATTATTGAATTTACCCGCGCTGATAGTATGTATACAGTTAGTGGCGATAGCGGTGTTATTTTTAATATTAAGAAAGATGATATTGAAAAATTAAGCGACATGGTTGAAGGACGTGATATTGAAAAATTATTTGGCATGATTACTATGGGTAATATTAAAACACCAATTGTTGAAACTGCCGACCAGAAAACGGCAGAAGCTATAACCGCCAATGCAAACACTGCAAGTGTTGTAGCTGACGATAAACCAGGCACGTTTGTACCTGACGCAAATACTGTTGAAAAAAGTGTTTTGAGTAATAATGCCAACCTGACAAATAATGAAATCGCAGTTGACGTTACTACGATTGCAGAGTTGTACAATAAGATTATTACCATGATTAATGGAGGGACTGGTAGTGTTAAGTATGCCGATAATTTAAACAAATATAAGGCGACTTTGGCAAAATATAAGCAGTGGAACGATACACAAGGTACCATTACGTCCAATATTAATGATGATGATGTAGCTGGTCTTTCAAGTGATGCAATAACAGCGACAATTAGTGATACTGTAGACAAATCTACGAGTAATACGAATATTATTAATTATTTTGATATAACCATGCCGACGGTTGATAAGACTGTAGTTAAACCGACTATTACACCTGAAGATAAGGCAAAGTTTACAAAGAGTCTATTGGAGAAAGGTGAAAATGTAAAATTTCCTGGCAATAGTAATATAACGCTATTACACTATGTGGCTGCCAAAAACAACGTTCCCGCTGTAGATATTCTATTGAATAAAGGGGCAAAAATTAATCTTCCTGACGCCGACGGTAAAACACCATTGCACTATGCGATATTACATAACGGAGCGGAAATGGTTGAGCATTTATTAAAAAATAGAGACATAGAGATTAATCTTGCTGACAAACATGGTCATACCCCATTGCACTATGCGGTTGCCAAACAAAATGCGAATATTGTCCGGCAACTTATCGCTAATAATGCAAATAAAGAACGTGTTGACAAGAAAGGCAATAGACCAGTTTATTATGCTGCTAATTTCAGCAATGAAGAAATTAAAAAACTATTGAAAGCCGGTGAAATGGAACCCACTAATAACGGAGCTGCTAATGAACTATTGCAAGAAATGGATAATAGAGAAGATATAGATGCTGCCGCTTCTGCTGCTGCGACCCCTTCTAATATTGTAATTTCACCAAATGCAGCTACTGCTAATCCAGATATTGCTGTCGGCGATTCTTTTGCTGCTGCTGCAGCGGCTTCCCAAGTACCATCGTTCGCAGCACCTGACACTTCTGCTGCTGCTGCTGCTGCTAATCCAGTTGTCGCCGTCGGCGATTCTTTTGCAGCTGCTGCTGCGGCTTCCCAAGTACCATCGTTCGCAGCACCTGACACTTCTGCTGCTGCTAATCCAGTTGTCGCCGTCGGCGATTCTGCTGCTGCTGCTGCTGCTGCGGCTTCCCAAGTACCATCGATAGCAGAACCTGACACTGCTGCTGCCACTCAGCTTCCACAGATTGTTGATGCCGCTTCTGCTGCTTCTGCTGCTTCGACTGTTTCTACTGTTTCTACTGTTATTGGTGGTGCCGCTGTTAATACTCCTTATTCTAACTTAATTAATGCAATTGCAAAAGATATCACCTTGTATACTGTAACAGATAGCCCCTCACAAGAAGGTCTTACTATAACCGTTGGTGGAACACCATACTTAATAAAATTTAAAGAGACAAATACATTAACGCCGTCCATCAAGAAGTACTATATTCAACTACTTAAGAAACAACTATTTATTACTATTAAAACGGTTTTATTAGAGATGTTACATACAGATAAAAAAGCTTTATTTGATAACGATATTTGCAGTGATACTACACTCGTCAATCCTACAAAAGATACTTTATGCAATATAATAAATCCAATTATACAAGATTTACTCAATTCCAATAATAAAATACAGGAGGCAGTGGATAACAAAACGAACTACGCATTGCAAGAACAATATTATAATAATGTAAACACATTAATTCCAACGTTAAGAAGTCAGCGAAATCGCCTTCTCGGTAACAAAGATGCAAATGAACAGATTGATAAGTTGAAAGAACAAAGAAAAACGTTAGAACCGGTGTTGTATAACCATTATTTAACACTATATACAGAGTTAGGTGATCTTGATAAGACCGATGCCGATATAAAAAATGCAGAAGGTTTGGATGTTAGTGATATTGATGTCAAAGCGTTAATAGATTCAATAAAAACATGGTATAACAATATTAAGGCAGACCATATCAAATACAGAACCGAATTTTACAATAAATACAAAACATACGGGTCTTGGAAACAAGCGCTTACCCCTGGCCGATTTAGGGGTGGCGAAAATAAAACGCGACGCGCAAAAAACGACGGCAAAAAGAAAACTCGTAAAATATGAATGTAATGGGGTCGCGATTTAATGCGGTGTTCGTTCCATTATTTAGAGGGCATTTAGTAAAATATAATTATATACTTATATTTTATAATATAGATACAATGTCTAGTGAGACTGAAACCGAATTGAATATGGAGAACGATTCTATAGATACTGCTCCTGGACCTGCTGAGGATACTGTTCCTGCTGCTCCTGCTGCTGCAGATGCTGCTCCTGCTGCTGCAGATGCTGCTCCTGCAGAAGATGCTGCTCCTGCTGCTCCTGCTGCTCCTGCAGAAGATGCTGCTCCTGCTGCTCCTGCTGCTCCTGCTGAGGCTGCAGACAAAAAAACATGCGTAGAACCTATGGATGCAGCGCCGACTGAAGATGGTAAATATGTGATGTTTGATGGTGGCAATTATAAAGTGTTTACTATGCCTACCGATGCAGCTATGCTTAATGGTGCTTCAGCTGACGCAAAGTTTTTCAAAGTGGTGTCTGGACCCATGGCCGGTGGAAAACACAAGAAGCAACATAAGTCTGCAAAGAAGCAACACAAATCCGCCAAGAAACAACGAAAATTAGCCAAGAAACAACACAAGTCCGCCAAGAAACAACGTAAATCAAGAAGTTCTCGCCGGTCCAAGAAATAATCTTTAGACATAATCAATTAAAAATAGTATTACAAATATTTGACCAATAATAGTTGTAATAACTTTAGTAAAATTTTTTTTATTGCGTTAGTATATAGCATAGAATATGTCTGACGAACTGAAACTTCCAACGATGAACGGTGGCGAGCAACAACAGCTACAACAACAACAACAAGGTGGCGAGCAGCAACAACAGCAGAAGAAGCAGCAAAAGCGCCAACAACAACAGAAGAAGCAGCAACAACAGAAGCAATCCCAGAAGAAGCAGTCCCAGAAGAAGCAACAACAGCAAAAGAAGCAACAACAACAGAAGCAGTCCCAGAAGAAGCGTCAACAGCAGAAGAAGCAACAGAAGTCCCAGAAGAAGCGTTAAAACGCTAAAGTTTTGACTTCACTGGACTCTTCTTTTGTTACATTGCATAAATAATACTATTTTCTAATTTATATTCATTTGAATGAATATAAATATATTCGACGTGATAGTATAGTTAGACACCATGTACCCAAAACACCTGATTGTTCCAAAATATACGACAAATACCGGATATCGGCAATGTTTGCGTCAAATATTTCAAATGAACAAAGATAATTATCCGGATTCCATAAAACAATTGGAAGAAGAGTTAGGCGACGATTTTGATAAGGAAACGCGCGATGAGATTGAATATGACGAGGAGTCGGCTGGACTTATGATGCAATATATTCGAAATCAAACCAAGCATTTGCCTATATTTCAACGATTATACGAACTGGCCGCTGCTCGATTTCTTTCGCGCGACCATGAAATCGGGGTCGCCATCTTGTATGCATATGAATATTTGCCATTTTTCCACGAATGCGTTTGTATTTTTTTAAATAGTCCTGACAGCCTTACCGAAAATACGCATGCATACAAACACTTACTTGAACTATTAAATTAATGTGGGGGTCTATATTGCGCTGCATATATGCAGTCGGCAAATAAATGGGTTGGAATGCATATATGCATTGCACATGCATAAATTATTAATGCCGCGACTATCCCTTCCACCATCCCCACCCGAAACATTGTTTGATCCGTCCAAATAATGTATATAGGTAATGTATACATTATTATTCCCATGGCCTCCACATCCAATAAAAACACACCCGGAAATTATGCTCTTGAACAAAGAATGAATAATCGCATCGACACCTATCGCACGTATTTAAACTCCGCCGCGGGCGAGGCATATACAAATCATTTGCCTGGAAATGGACTACTACCTGCATCTAATGCCCGTTCTCATTTGTGCGGGAATTATTGCGATGTCGAATCGCAACTTCGTGGCATTGGTTCTACCAATTTAGTCAATCCCCAGATGCCGGTCGTGCCCCAACACCGCACACTGGATAGCTTATCTATCATGACCAAGTTGCCCGTTTTATTACCCGAACCGCTCGTGGTAGAGACGACTCATCGTCCCGGCTATTTACAGTAAGTGCCATTGACATCTATTAAGGGTATGGTGTGTCTATATTTTCTCTTGTTTTCGCAGTAGCGCGATGATTGTATTTGCCGCGATTCTTGAATGATGTATTTTTTTTGAATTGGGCCGGGGTTTTACGCAACTCTTCAGGGCGTATCCATAATTGCGGCTGTGAAATTGGTATGGGATTCTCATGGGCTGGTTCTGGTTCAGTCACTGAGTTTGTCGCTTCTCGTTCTTGAAACAATCGATGTGATTGGGCAACAATATCGGGCAAAGTCCTGTCAATGATAATTTCATTTATAGAATCTATAATAGAAACCACATATACGTTCGATAAATGTTGTAATGGCACAATGGTATTGTCGGGCTTTATTTCAATTGGCATTTTGATATTTGCCATAACGAACCTGGACGTCATATATAGGTTTTATTGTATTGTTATTGGGTTTATTATGCACGAGTTTTTATGTAATTTTTATTCAATTACATAAAAGGATTTTTCGATGGATTACACCGTTGAATTGCTGACTGATAGTAAACTTAAATATTCATGGCTGCATATTCAGTTTTGTTGATGCCATTCACATCAAACGATGCAAATAATATATATTTATCGTTATTTGTTGTGTCTTTCTCAATTGCAACAGGGCTAACATAAATAGATTTGTTGTCAACCCTTGGATATTTTGTTATAATAGCGTTTTTAAAATCCTTAACTGCCTTATTATATTTAACAGGGTCAACGTTTGTGGGCGGTTTGGCTTCGGGCCGAGTACTTGGCACGTTAATGACCGGTAATATTTCGGTTTTCTTGGTCCCAATTTGTGTATCTTCATTAAAATCATCTGCTCCAGTCATGGGTTTCGCCTTTTGTTTTAATATATGAGCCATTAATACAAGTAGACCATTAATTTTTTTTGTATGGTCATCTGGGGTAGATATGTGAGAAGTAGAAACAATCTTTGGCACAACAACCTTATCAGCAGGCACTGTTGCCGCAATCGCCGAAACAATTGCATTATCAGTGGGCGCAACAGTGGGAATAGTTGCATTATCAGTGGAAGCAGCAGATTTATTAGCAGCAACCGCTGTTGCAATTGCCATTATTCGATCATTTTCATCAACTGCAGGTTCACTGACCGTTTCGGTTACAGTCTCTTCAACCATTGGCTTTGACTCAGGTGTAGTGACAACTGCTGCTGCGCTTGTTACAGCATCTATATTTTCGGTTGCAACGGTGGGTTTTTTTGCGTTTTCTATTGCAACCATTGCAGCGGCAATAGCAGCAGAGTTTGCGATTGATATTGTTGCAACTTCTTTCGATTCTGCTTCTAATTTTGCTCTTGTTGCGTCATTGCGGGCTTTCTCTTCTTCTTCTTTTTCTTTTTCTGCTTGCAACCTTGATTGCTGTTCTGCTGACGCCATTGCAGCTGCAGTTGCGGCTGAGCGGGCAGCTGTCATGGCATTATCTGCTTCTCTCTGTTTATCTGCTAATGCTTTCTCTTCCTCCTTTACACGTTTTGCGTTTGCCTCATTCTTAGCATTATTGATTGCATCCTCGGCGGCCATAGCAGCTGCACTTGCGGCAGAAGTTACTAATGCAAACTCTGCTTCCCTCTTTTTTGCTGCATTTTCGTTTGCGGTCTGCATTGCGGCCATAGTAGCTGCACTCGCGGCAGAATTCATGATGACACGTTCTTCCGCAAGTCTTGCTGCTTCTTTTGCTGCTTCTGCGATTCTTGTCTCTTCTGTTATTCTGGCTTGTTCTGCGATTCTTGCTGCTTCTGCTCTTTCTGCTTCTGCTAATTTTGCTGCTTCTGCTTGTTCTGCTATTCTTGCTTGTTCTGCTATTCTTGCTTGTTCCATTGTATCAATAGCGACAGCAGCTGCTGCAGCAGAACTCATGATGGCAAGTTCAGCTGCCTTCGCTCCTGCTTCTGCTATTCTTGCTTGTTCTGCTGCTTCTGCGATTCTTGCTTGTTCTGCTGCTTCTGCGATTCTTGCTTGTTCTGCTGCTTCTGCGATTCTTGCTTGTTCTGCTGCTTCTGCTATTCTTGCTTGTTCTGCTGCTTCTGCTATTCTTGCTTGTTCTGCTGCTTCTGCTATTCTTGCTTGTTCTGCTGCTTCTGCTATTCTTGCTTGTTCTGCTG